TATATATAATATACAGGCTTAAAATTTAATTTTAAAATATACCTTGACAAGAAAATGATAGAATGATATTGTTTTATTAAATTAAAAATGCATTCGGGCAACGGGCGGCGGCAGCCGTCGAGGTCCCGAAAGAAACGGACTTCATGCAGCCGGTACAGTCGAGATCATCATGATCTGATTGTATCAGTTGCATTTTTTATTTTAAGTATTCCACTACTGGAGAGAGGAGATATATAACATGTCAGCAGTTGAAAATCAGGAAATAAATAATAATACCGTTGATGTTTTTAAAAGTGATATTGACATGTATATAAATCTCTGGATGGAAGAGAGGAATATAGAGGATTTATGCAAAGTATCACAGAATAGATGGTATAACTGCTGTAAATATATTTATGAGCATGTATTCAAAGTAAATCCAAAGTACCTGAAGGATGATAATAATATTAATAATGCCTATGATACAGATAAGGTTAACGAGGTATTAGATATATATATAGACCTGTGTAATGACTACGAGAAAGTAGTGAATATTGTTGGGTTTACATTCTTTACCGGAATACATAGAGATACGTTAAATGGCTGGGTTAATGGCGTGCAGCTAGGCTCTTCAGGCTCCGACATTTGCAAAAAAATTGACGAAATGCGTGAGGAAAGTTTGGTAGGTTTACAGGTTTCCGGCAAAGGAAACCCAATGAATTACATGCCGTCACTGAATAAGTACTGCGGCTTCAATATGCCGGGCGTTAGAGATCAGGGACCCAGAGCAAGAGCGTTGACAGCCGAAGAACTGCCACGTCTTGGGGCTAATAATTGTATAGGATTGCCGAACAACTCCGACAATTCTGGTTGAAAAAAGCGAGAAAAACGCAATAGACAATTCAAACAATTTAAAGCCCAGTGTTTAATGGCCTTAAGGCGCATTAAATCGTTGATACATTACGCAAAACAAGGGTTTTGCGAATAGTTGTAAAATACGAATGGAATTGAACGAACAATTCAAACAATTTATCAATGTTCAAAGCATGATTCTGCATGGAGGGGGAGGGGGTTTGATAGGTTGAGAAAATCAGCACTACTAAGTCCTTTAAATATCCTCAAAAACAAAAAGAGATTGGATGGAAAAGTATGAGAGTAGTATCACAAAGCAAAGACGTTTCGCTTGATTTTGACCGAGCGGTATTCACAGCAAATCATGGAATGATAACTGCTATGGTTGATGGAAAAACGTTTACCATTGGGACGTATGCAAATTTAGGTAGAGAAAAAGAAGTATTCTCTGATATGCACAAGGCATTTTCGGCTTTTCAAGTTATTAGCACAAACATGGATAAACAACAGGTGGCCGAAATGTTTGCAGTATCTAAAAACATATCGATCAGATGCGTTGAGATGAATGATCCTTGTATGGGAATAACTGTATTTGATAACATGGTCTATTACATGCCGGAAAAGTAGTGTTAATATAGCGCTATCGCCAAGCGGTAAGGCACTGGATTTTGATTCCAGTATTCGCAGGTTCGAATCCTGCTAAAGAAACTTGTGAGAGGAAAACAACCATGGTAATTATTAAAACGATTATATCGACGCTGGATGTTATTTTTATGCTGATACTATTTGTATCTGGCAGAGAATCCAAAGACAAAGAAACAGCAATTGCATTATGGGTACTTGTGATGTTACTGTTGCTGAACATGTTTCTGATGTGGAGGTAACAGAATGTTTTATAGTCCAATATTTGGTATTTGCTTTCAGCTGCCTATCATTTGTGCAGAGGAAAGAATACATATAACAAAATCAAAAGGACCGGACATCACCGGAGATTTGCTCGATCTGGATAGTGACGCTGAGCACCAGTCTGAGAAGTCGGAGCATCCAGTATAGCTTAAGTCCACTGGCATTCGGTTTTTGCAAGAAAAAACTCGGCGCAAGCAATTATTCGGTGTTAGTGGACGTCGGCAAAATAAAAAGATCAAAAATACTATCATAAGCGGCGCGCTATGCGCGCTGTGACGGAACGTAGCTCAGTTGGCAGAGCACTCGGCTTATATCCGAGCGGTCGCAGGTCCGATTCCTGCCGTTCCGATGGAGGAATGGGTTTAACGATCCATTCCGTAAATTCTCCTTCTTGGTGTTTTTCATGACACATCCTTTCGCCACTAGGACGATTCTGTTAAGGGCGGTGCGAGACCGTCCGGTGGTATTTGCCGCGAAGCGCGGCTGTGTAAGCCTGTATGGTTAAGTGGGAATCCTACTTGTTATTTCGTTGAATAGCGATCCATGCAGCAGCCTATTGGTAGTTCGGGCATCTATCCCACGGTGCCTGAACTGTCAAAAAGTGAGTTTCTGGTGAAAGGCTGTAAACCAGATAGTGCAACGCATGGCACGAAAAATATGATTGCTAACCGTCTGAGGGCGGTTTTGGGGAAGCGGCAACGATTGGCGGTGTTGCGGCTGACTGTAAATCAGTTCCCAAGTGGTAAACATTGGAGGTTCAATTCCTCTCTTCCCCACGCGCGAAAGCAAGATCGCAACTTGTAAGTAGGGTTTTGGCGGCATAGTGCGAGATCAGTTCGATTCTGATTAATGGCGGTTAATAGCATTGATAAGGCTAGCAAAGGCATGTGAAAATGCTATGTGGGTTCGATTCCTATGCTTGGAGCGAGTGAGGTGCAAGTCCTTACGTCAAAAGCGTCCGTCTCATTACCGGATAGAGTGTTGGTAGCGAAATCCCACTCGAAATAAAAAATACGCCACATAGTCAGCGAGAGTCCCAAGGGACCGTCTGATTATGTGGAAACGCTATAAGATTGGTTAGTCGAGTGGTAAGACACCACCCTTTCATGGTGGTAACACGAGTTCAAATCTCGTACCAATCATGGGCGATGTTGCCAGTACACCCCTAGTGTGTTTGTTACAGAAATACAGGTGCTAATCAATATACCGGTTAAACTTAGCACAGGGAACTGGATTGAGCGGTTGCCATTCAAAAGATGGCGCAAACCGCTGACTAAAAGAAACTTGCACTTGGGGTAGTGTGGAGCAAGTAAAAAACGGAAACTGCTCGGCTATGCAGATATGGTGTAATGGTATTACAGGAGATCGCTAATCTCTCCAACGAGTAAAATCGTTTTCAAGGTTCGAGTCCTTGTATCTGCGCTCTTGCCCGAGCGAAAATCCTAGGTATGCCTTGGGTGTTGATGTGTGACGGAATAGGTAAACGGAATTGTCGTAGAGAATTGGTTGAAACCGACAACATAGATGACCAGATTGTACACTCCTGCGTGGTGCAAATCCACGCCACATCAATTTTGTATATCCGCTTAGTAAGGTGCTTTAATTAGAGGTATGAGCATGATTTTAAACTGTGTAAATTGTGGCGCACCAATTGAAAGTGACAAGAAAGCGTGCCCTTATTGCAAAACTCCATATGGTTTACGTACAAAGATAGAACTGGAACCATATATTGATTCAAACGGAAGGATTTGCAGACATGAACCGGAAATGATAGAAGTAACAACTTTGGAAGATTGTGAACATAGGTTTATTAGGAAGTAATTGAAATGTGTGATTTTTGCAATGGGAAAGAATCATATAAAACTGCATATGGAGAATTTAAAATCAAAAAATTGGGCTATATAAATGTTATTCAATGCCATATTGATAAATGTCCACAGTATGCTAAATGTTGTAGCAATGGAATGAACGTAGCGATAGCAATGGAAATTGAATTTTGCCCGATGTGTGGTAGAAAGTTGGTGGAAGAATGACATGCTATGAATGTGCTTATTTTGGAATTGAATGGAATGAATTTTTGAAAAAAACGATAGAATTTTGTAACCATCCAGAAAAGTATATTCCTCCAGTAGGATTTGCTTATAAAGAACACGATTGCGAATTTTTCAAAAACAAATCTGGGATATCAAAATGGGACTCTTATTCAGAAAAAGAAAAAGAACAGGCATTGAGGTATTTTCGTGAAAACTATCACAAAAATCCTATTGAAGGTTTAACATGCGAGGGGGCTGAAATGAGTTTCATTGAATATCTAAAAAATGTTGATGCAAACTCATAAGGAAGAGAAGGAGTGTATGAAGCATGATTGTCAATATCAATAACAGCACATACGAGATGAACAGCAAACAGTACAAAGCAGTTCTTGATACGGCGAGCAAAGCGGTTACCTGCGGCATATACGCCATTGAGAAGAACAAGGTAGCAATCATGCTTCGAGAGGAATATAAAAGCAAGGAAGAGCTGAAACAGGCAGTTGGTAATTATACGGCGAAAGGGTTCAAGGTGCATTGGAATGAAAAAAGCAAAAAAAATTGAAATAGATTGCACAGATGGATTGAAAATAGTAATTGATGGGGAAAAAATGGATTTGTCTGGGGTTAAATCAATGCAAATTGACCTTGAAATTGAACACAAAACGATTTGCATTGATAGGCGAGAAGTGATGATATTAGAAAATTAAAAATATTACCGGCTAACAAACGGAGTTAGTCGCTAACCAACAAAAATTATTGGCAGAGGTCTTAAGGCACTTCTGCTTTTTGCGGAGGTGCTTTTCTTTTGGCAAGTTCAAGCCTAATTTCCACAGTAAATGGATATGAAAATTACATACAGGTGCATGGCGTTGATGAACAGGTAATGGATGCCATGGCAGAAGCGGCAAGGGTAGCTATTCTGACAGAAAAGGATGTTGAGTACGGATTAAACGTTTCTGAAAGAGCAAAAGAACTGACGGAACAGTTTATCTTTCAATCCACCGGCGGCACACCATGGGATTTAGAAAAATATTCATTCCAAAACAAGGTATCTTATGAAATTCTGGACAAATATTACGGAATTTTGCTTTTGGAAGCGCAAAACAAAGTTGTGGATAGTGCTTTCCAGTATTTGGAAAATAAAAGAGATCCTAAAGAACGGTTTTATATGCCAAGAAGAAAGCAATTTCTCAAAATAGGGCTTACACAGGCTTTACAAGGCATGATTGATGATAGATATGACATCCTGTGCGTATCCCTTGTTCCGGGAGCAGGAAAAACAACGGTAGAAAAAATGTTTCACGCACTTGTTGCCGGATGGTTTCCGAGAGATTTCAGCCTTTTTTATTCGCACAGCGGAGATATTACCAGAATGTATTACGACGGCGTGTACGATATCGTTACAAACGCGGAAGAGTATACATGGAATGAAATTTTCCCGGATCTTTCCGTGACGAGCACAAATGCGAAGATGGAGCAGTTTAATGTCGGGAAGTACAAGTCGTTTCCATCCGTACAATGTACGTCTGTTGGTAGTAAGAATGCAGGTAAAGTAAGGGCTTCTAAGTTCTTACTGGTTGACGATATGATAGGCGGTATCGAAGAAGCAATGAATCCCATTATCCTTGATAAATTGTGGGATAAATATGCCGTAGATGCCCGCCAGAGAAAGATACAGGACACGGACGGCAAGAACTGCAAGGAAATACATATTGCCACAAGATGGAGCGTACACGACGTCATAGGGCGCATCCAAAATATGTACGAGGGAAATCCGAGAGTAAAGGTTATTGCGGTACCGGATGTAGACCCAGTTACAGGAGAAAGCAACTTTGACTATGAATTTTCTGGGTTTACGAAAGAATTTTTTGAAGACCAGCAATTATTGATGGACGACATATCATATCGCTGTCTCTACAAACAGGAGCCGATTGAGCGAGAGGGATTGCTGTTTCCGGAAGATAAAATACGCCGGTATCTTAATTTGCCACATGGAGAGCCAGAGATTGTAACCGGTCAGTGCGATACCAAGGGAAAAGGAACGGATTACTTTGTTTTGCCGGTATTGCAAAAATACGGAGAGGATTACTACTGTGTAGATTGTGTTTGCGATAACACGGCAGATTATGAGATGCAGTATGAAAATGCAGCAAATGTTTTGACAAACAACAAAGTGCAGGAATGTGAATTTGAGAGAAACGCCGGCGGAGACCGTGTCGCAATGGAAGTAAACAAGCGAGTGGAAGCCAAAGGATGGATATGCAATATCACAGATACACCGACGGAGACAAATAAGGAAGCAAGGATTTTTCAGTGCTCAAACTGGATATTGCAGCACGTTATATTTAAAGACCTATCATCATATAAGCCGAATGAGCCATACGGAGTAATGATGTCTCTTCTTAAGAGATATTCAGTATCCGGTAAAAAGCAGTTGGATGATGTGCCAGATGTATTTTCAAACTTTGCGCTTAGAGTGACAAATGGAAATAACGTAGCCAAAGTAGAAGCGGCAGTAAATCCGTTTAGGAGGTATTGATATGGTAAACAAAGATATTTTAAATCAATACTTAGATTTAAGAGAAGAAGTAAAAGAAGTAAGGAATAAAATTGAAAAGCTTGAAAAATACATAGAAAAAATTGAGCAGGAAGGAACGGTTATTGATAGCGTTTCTGGCGGAAATGGTGGAAACCAACATTTTAAAATAGAAGGAATACCATTGCCAGAATATAGGCACAAAAAAACCTTGTTATATTCCAGAAAAACCACCCTCGAAATTTTGGAAAACGAACTTCTTGAAAAAACAAATGAAGTAGAAGAGTTTATTGCAAATATAAAAGATAGCAGAATTAGAAGAATAATTAACCTTAGATTTTTAGAAAATCAATCTTGGAATAAGGTTGCCGACCAAATAGGAGGCAATAACACAGAAGATAGCGTAAGAAAAGCGTTTGATAGATTTATGAAAGAGTAAAGTTGTCCGATATGTCCGTTTTTTTTCTGATATAGTTATAATCGAAGAAAGCAACAAAAGTTGAATACTTCACCTCCCCCAATTTATAAAAGCATCGTAGAGAAATCTCCGGTGCTTTTTCTTTTTCAAAGAAAAGAGGAATTTATGGTATATACACCAAAAACAATATATTGCCCGCGTTGCGGAAGAAAAGTTGCCACACACGATGGGCGTTCAACAATGCAAATTTCTGTTGAGTGCAGAAAATGCCACAAGAAAGTTGTTTTTTATCCGGAGAATGGAAAAACAGAATTAAAATCTCTTCCGTTTCGTGCAACATCCAGCGGAATGACCTTTATTTAGGAGAAAAAAATGAGAAATGACAAATCTCTCCAAGACCTTGTTAAGGGCTGTTATGGGCGAAAAATTTTATATACTGATGTTGAAACCATCACAGCAGACAATATTGTCAAGGTGGTGGGAGACTGCATCGGTAATTATTATTACAACAAAACCATCATAGAATATCTTTGGCGATATTACAAAGGTGACCAGCCGATTTTATACCGATTAAAGGTACAAAATGCTGATATTACAAACAAGATAGTAGAAAATCATGCGTATGAGATTGTTCAGTTCAAAGTAGGACAGACATATGGCGAGCCAATACAGTTTATCAGTCGAAAAGATGATGATGAAATTAATCGGGCAGTGGATGCGCTGAATGACTATCTTGTGGATGCGAATAAACAGGAAAAAGACATTAAAGCAGGAGAGTGGCAGTCAGCAACCGGAACATCTTTTAAGGCTGTGAGATTTTCAAATGGAGAAATACCATTTCAGATTGTTGCCCCTACTCCGATGAATACTTGTGTTATTTATAATCGGAGTACGGAAGAACCGGTGATTGCCGTACAGGAGCTTAAGGACGAAGATGGAAGATGGTACAAACTGTGCTATACAGACAATTATTCATGTAAACTTCAAAACGGAGTAGTTTCTGAATGGAAATTGCATGCATTTGGAAGTATACCTATTGTTGAGTTTCCAAATAATCATGAGAGAATTTCTGATATTGAGCTTGTCATAGGTATTTTGGATGCCATAAACAATATGCAGTCAAACAGAATGGATGGAATTGAGCAGTTTGTTCAGTACTGGGTTAAGTTTGTGAACTGTGAAATCGACCAAAAAACGTTTGAAGAGATGAAAATGAGCCATGCTTTGACGGTAAAGTCCAATAACAAGGATAACAAAGCCGATGTTGAGATTATGACGCAGGAACTAAATCAGAGCCAGTGTCAGGTGGCAAAAGATGATTTGTGGGACAATGCCTTGGCAATATTAGCAATACCAAACAGAGAGTCCCAAAACTCTGGAGGAGATACACAAGGAGCAGTATCATTAAGGGCTGGATGGGATTTTTCAAAGACAAGAGCAAAATTAAAAGACCCAATTGTGAAATCGGCAGAGAAGAGACTTGCAAAAGTTGTCTTAAATGTAATACGCGTTAAGGACAATGATTTGAAATTGTCAATGAGGGATTTTGATGTGCAAATCAATCATAGCCCGCAAGACAATATGTATACAAAGTCGCAAACACTATATCAGCTTTTAGAGTGCGGCATACATCCTCTTATTGCCATTAAAACGGTGGGGCTTTGGGGAGATGCTGAAAAGACATTCCTCTTGTCTAAGCCATATATAGATGCGTTGTGGAAAACCATTGATGATGCAGAAGAGCAGGAACAAAAAGCACAGGAAATTGTAAACCAATTAAATAAACAGCAAAATAAGACAGCTACCGAGTAATCGGTGGCTGTTTTTATTTTATAAAAATTCGCAAAGTTGTGAGCGTAAAAATCAACAGTGTCATTCGGTGTCGTTGCACCGCAAAAATTCGTAAAGACATATCGGAGGTAATCAATGAAAAGAGAAGAGTTAATTGCAATGGGTATCAGTGAGGAAAATGTTGAGAAAATCATTGCTGATTACGGCAGTGCCGTACAGAGAGAACAGGCAAAAGCAGCAGAGCTTAAGGCAAAGGCAGACAGCGCAGATGAGTTGCAGAAAAAGCTGGATGAAATGGAAGCAGGAAACCTCACGGAACTTGAAAAAGCAAACAAGGCGTTAGAGACAGCAAATCAGCAGATTGCAGATATGCAGAAGAAAAACGCCATTAGAGACCAGCGCGAAGCATTGATGGAAAAGTTAAAAATCAATGCAGAGCAGGCAAAATCCGTTGTCAAGGATAATGGAAGCCTTGATTATGACGCTCTTGGAAAGATTACAGCCGAAAAGGAAACCGCGGCAGCGCAGGCAAAGGAACAGGAGATTGCAAATAATTCTGAAAATCCGGGCGGCGGTACTGCAGGTGGAGAAAATAAAAAAACTGCGGACGTAGAGAACGCAGAAAAAATCAGTTTTGGCAAACCTGCAGAAAGTGCAGAAGCCAAAGACCATTATGTTTTATAGGAGGTAAATTATGGGAAAACCGATTGAAAGAGACTTTACACAGAGTAAAGGAATTTTAAAATTCTTTCCTTATGAGGGTGCGGCGTGTATCGTTCCGCAGACAATGGTGTCAAGTGCCGATGCAAACGGAAAGAAGATTGCAAAGGCAGGGACACCGTTCCCAAGCAATGACGAATCTTGCAAAGGGTATCTTCTGGAAGATGTTGACGTAACAATGGGAGATGCGCCTGGAACTTATGTATATCAGGGTTCTATTGACAGCGCAAAGGTAACAGCGAACGGAGTGACCGTGGAAGCAACTGCAAAAGCAGCAACACCGCGTGTTACTTTTTTTGATTAAAAAATGGAGGTATTAGAGAATGGCATTACCATTAGCAGAAGCATTTACCGCAAGAAGTCTTGGGGTTATGTGGAATAATTATGAAAAAACGCTTGGTTCTGCACCTTACTTAGGTAGACAGAAATTTGGAACCAGAAAACAGGACAGCCTTGAACTTAGATTTATCAAAGGGAAAAACGGTCTTCCGGTATCCTTAAAGGCATCCAATTTTGATGCACAGGCAGAGCTAAGAGACGTCGGTGGATTTTCTGACATTCAGAACGAGATGCCGTTCTACCGTGAATCTTACATGGTAACAGAGCGTGAAGAGCAGGAGTATGCAAATTACCAGTCGGCAGAAAATTCCAACATGGCAAACCAGGTGCTTAGAGAAATCAGCAAAAAACCGATGATGCTTATTGAAGGAGCAAGAGTAGTGCCGGAACGCCAGATTTGGCAGTTATTAGCACCATCTGATGGTATTCCAAGAGTACAGGTAACAATTGGTGGCAAGAGCTTCTATGTTGATTATACTTCGGACAATGGAGTGGCGCACAAGAGAGATCATTACAAGGATATTTCCGGAAGCGATACTGATAAATGGTCTGCACCAGAAACAGCAACGCCACTTGATGACCTTATCGAGATTAAACGTGAGTTTGCAAAGAAAACCGGATATTCCCTTGCACGTTTTAGTATGAATACAGAAACGTGGGAGATGGTTCTTAAGGCAGAAGACACAAAGAAACAGGTGCTTGGAATTACTGCTTACAATGGAGGTATTCGTTTACAGCAGGGGCAGGTTACAGAGTATCTTAGAGGATACGGCATCGAGATTGAAGTTTACGACAAACTTTACATCGACCCGGCAGACGGTGCCACCAAATATTTTATTCCTACAGGAGTTATTTCAGCGCAGGCATCCGGCGTGTACCTTGGAGATTATGTCTTTGGAAAGACACCGGAAGAGAGAAGCGGAAGTTTAACAGACGGAAACCTTTCTATTGTAGAAACCGGTATTTCGGTGTATACATACGCAACAAATCATCCGATCAACACTCATTGCGTTGTGTCAATGATCGGATTGCCTACTTTTGAGGGCATGGACAGCGTTGTTGTCATGAAAGTTGCGTAGGAGGTGCGGTATGATTGCTGAATACACGGTAAAGCGCAATGGAAAATGGTACAAAGCAGGAGATGAAATCCCGGACATTGTTCTGGGAGAGAAATCTTCCGGAGGGTACACCAAGACAGAGATTAACAGAATGAGCACTGCTGATTTACAGGCACTTGCCGCTGAACATGGGATCGAGGGTGCAGAAGAAATCAGTGGAGCGGAACTGAAACGCATTTTGATCGAGCAGTTCGGATTATAGGTAGGGAAGAATGGACGAATATACAACATTAGAGCAGGTCAAAATCAGACTGAAACAATTTCATATTGAAACCGTTACGGATGAAGATGGTGTTACTTCTGATGTTGTCGTGTTCGACCAGAAAGAAGATAATCCTTACATCGAACAGCTTATCAAGCAGGCAAGAAATGAAGTGGTAAGCAAGCGGAATTACCCGGAAAGCTACACGGATGAAAAAATATCCGAAGACTTGAAACAGTTTGAGGATGTAATCGTCAATTTAGCCTTGTACGACCATTCACAGGCAGGAGAAGCCTATATGGCAAGTTATTCAGAAAACGGCGTAAGCCGTAGCTGGAAAGACAGGGAAAGCTTGTTTGTTGGAGTATTTCCGTTTGTAAAAGCATTATAACCGTATGGGATTCCATCTGGTTAGAAGATTGTGCGTTACGTTTTGCCGACGTCGGCAAAACGTAGCAGGCGGCACACATTGAGCGGTGGTGGGCGGTGTGCCATAAAAATGAAAGGCGGTATATGATTTGACGATTGAAATATCAACAGCAATCATTATAAGCGTGCTGTCGCTTGGTTTTTCCGTCTTTATGGGCTTGAAGAGCAACAAAAGGACAGACAACACGGATCTTGAAGAACGCGTGAGGGAGAACACACGCATTAACATGAAGTTGGATGCCATTTCAAACAACACGACCGAGATCAAAAATGAAGTTTCAGAGATGCGAAAAGAAATCAATTCTCATGACAACAGGATCATAAAGGTGGAGGAAAGTGTGAAATCGGCTCATCACAGAATTGACGGAATAGAAACCCGTCTTAATGATGAAAAGGAGGTTTAATCATGGATATTATACAGTCTGTAATTGCAAATATGACAATTATTCTGGCAATCATTGGTGCGCTGGCATTTGTTGTGTCTGTGGTAACACAGGTAATCAAAGGTGTAGGCGTATTTTCTAAGATTCCAACGGACATTTTGGTATTTGTTCTTTCTATCGGAATCACGGTCGCTGCGTTTGTGGCATACATGCAGTACATCCAGACATCAATTTTATGGTATATGATCTTGGCAGCTATTATTGCAGGATTTATTGTTGCGTTTGTCGCAATGTATGGATGGGAAAAGCTTTCTGAGCTGTGGAAACGGTTCGGCAAGGATGTGAAGTGAAATGCTTGAGATCAATAAGCAAAAAATGAGTTATTCGCAGCAAAGCGGCAAGGTGCCGGTATATGTGACGGATGATGATGGTAACATCGAATATTCTTCGTACACGGATTCTGATGGTAATGTAATTTATTACCTTGATGATGACGGGAACAAGATACCGAAGACAACCGGAGAGTATACCACAGGTTATGAAAAGCCTGTGGTTTTTTATTCTTCGATCAGCAATAAGTTGAGCGAAGCACTTATAAAAGAATTTGGCGTAGATAACTCTACAAATTTTGTTCAGATCGTAGAAGACAAAGGAAAGCTTCCATTGAGCGTCGGATCTTTGGTATGGAAACGATCAGACGTAAAGTACAAAGATGAAGAGAATACAATCGTTGACGAAAATTCGGCTGATTACATCGTAAAAGGTGTCGCAGACGAGGGATTGACGGTTGATTTGTTCTTGTTACAAAAAAATGTGAAGTAGGTGTGGCATGGGGAAGAAAGTAATCACAATGAGCCTGTCTGAAAAGTCTATTCAGAACGCCATACGAGAGCTTAGAGCCTATAAAAACAGCTTGACATATAAATGCCAGCTATTGGCAGAAAAACTCGCGGAAAAGGGCGTAGAGATTGCCAGAGTACAAATTGCTGACCTTGACGCAATATTCACATCAGAATTGATTTCCAGTATTCATTCAGAATACAAGGGAAGTACCAAAGGAGGCGGGATATGGGCGGTAGTTGCCGGGACGGACCATGCAATGTTTGTTGAATTTGGAACAGGAACCGTAGGACAGCAAAATCCTTATCCAGGGAAACTGCCGGATGGCGTTTCGTGGCAGTATGCAAGTGGAAAAACTATCCATCAGATTTCAGATGGAAGATATGGATGGTTTTATCAGGACGACAATGGCGATTGGTGGTTTACAGAGGGAATGCCAAGCCGACCATTCATGTATCTGACCGCAAATGAGTTGCGGCAGATTGTTACACAGACAGCGAAGGAGGTGTTTGGATAATGGCAGGAAACCAGTGGGTATTTGACCTTGAAATAAACATTTTCTCCAATGTTGCAACGATAGCCAAACCAAAACTCAAGAAAAAATACAAAAGCATGAATTTTGACACTGCATTTACAACGGTTGAAAAGAACCTTGATAAAGACCCTGTTTTCCCGACCATTTACATTCACGAGATGCCGGGGCTTGAACGTGGGGCAGATTTAGAGGGCACATCCGTAAATGCGGTGCAGGAAACAATACAGGTTGACGTCATTACAAACACAAAGCAGAGCGATGCAAAAGGGATTATGGCTATTTTAGCTGATGCCTTTAAACAGATGCGATTTCAAATCACAGCAATGCCGGAGTTTAAAAATGACAGTGAGAAAAAATTTAGAAGCGTTGCAAGGTTCCGGCGGATAATCGGAGCCAACGACAGATTGATGTAAAAGAGCCGAAAGGCTCTATTTTTTATGCACCGGGTGCAAAAAGATGCGCCCGATAACCGCATTATTTGGCGGTAGAAAGAGAGGTAAAAATGGCAGAAGCAGGATTGTCTACGTTAGGCATTACGTTTGGCTATGGAACAGAAACCACAGCCGGAACAAAGCCTACATCGTTTAAACAGCTTACAAGAATTAACGCAATCGGCGGTATCAACATTGAGCCGGAACAGATTGACGCATCTGCATTAGAAGATGCTATTACCAGATATGTAAAGGGTCGCGCAGATACCGGTGGCTCTTTCCCTATCACGGTAAACCTTACGGATGCCACAAAGGAAGAGTGGGAAGCACTTATCACGGCGTATAAGGCGCTTTCCGGCGGGAAAAGAATGTGGTTTGAAACTATTATCCCGGGATTTACCGACGCGTTTTTTGTTGTGGCTCAGCCGCCAGAGCAGATTCCACAGCCGGAGATTGGTCAGAACGAACTTTTGACGGTTGAAATGAATCTTACCATTGAAGAATACAAGGGCATGGACACCGCTGTAGCTTTTACACCGGGGGAATAACACGTCAGTCGAATAGTTCGGTTGGATCGGCTGACGATAACCAGACAACCGAGCCAGAGCTTGAAGAAACAATTTAAAAGAACAGGGCGGTCTTCGGACTGCCCTTTCCCTATATGAGAGGGAGAAAGGGAAAGAAAATGACAAAATTAAAATTTGGCGAGAAAGAATTACAGATCAAGTTTGGATATGAAGCAACCGTGAAAAGCGGAATTATCAAGAAAGTAGCAAAATTAGACCAGATGGAAGATATCGAAGCGGTTGACGAAATCCTTTTATTTCTTCCAGAGTTAATCCTTATAGGCGCGCAGAAGTTTCACAAAGAGGAACTTGGATACAATCCGGACAATGAGGGAGAAAAGGAACAGCAGCTTGGAAAAGTATATGCCATGCTGGATGATTACTTTGACGGAGAAGATGCAGATGTTCAGGTACTTTACAATGCACTTTTAGCGGAGCTGCTTGAAAACGGTTTTTTATCAAAACTGCTCAAAGCAGATCAGAAAGAAGCGGAGAAGAAAACTCCGAGGAAAAAGTAGAAGAACAGAGAGAACTTACATGGGGAACATATTGTGCGGAAATCCGCCCATTCTGGCTTTTAGTTACAAAAGGGTATGGATTTACCGTGCGTGACATAGACACGTCCTGCCCGGCTGATTTACAGCCTTATGCGGATGCTTACAACTTAGATAAAAAGCAAAGAGACAATGAGATGTGGATGTGGTTTGGAACATACGGATTGTCTGCGGTATCGGTGGCAGTAGAACATTGCCTTGCCGGACGAAAAGCAAGATCAAAGTATATTAAAAAACCAATCAATGAGCAACAAGGGAAAGATGATTCAGAAATGACGGAAGAAGAAATTAAGAAACAGAGAGAGCTATTTGTGGCAAAGCTCAAAATTATGCAGTCAAACTATGAGTTGAGCCATCCAAAACCAGAAAAGAACTTGGAGGTATAAATATGTCAATTAGAATTGGATCTGCAAGACATGATGAAAATGGGAAATTGACCGGTGGGAGACCGGGAGATCAGACCGGAACAGAAGTAAGTATGCAAAACTTTTATGTTCATAAAAAAGGATGGTATGTGTTAAGGCCAAAAACAAAAGATATGGCGGATAAACTGGCAGAATCAATGATTACAGCGTGCAATAATGATAATATTGGCTACTGTCAGGGACACCGGCTTGGAATTGTCAAATATGGTATTAATTCAAAAGTAAAAACAGAAGCAGATTGCGGCACAACGGTACGTGCATGCATTATTCATGCAACTGGAAAAGATGTTGGAAATTTCACCACAGCAAATGAAAAATCTGTACTTCTTTCTAGTGGCATGTTTGATGACATTGGAGGTTATGCGGCAGGAATGGTTCTTTACAACGGAGATGTTCTTGTCACAAAAACAAAAGGTCATACAGCGATTGTGACAAGCGGAAACCCTAGAAAAAATGTAAAAGATCATTTAAACCCATACCCGGAACCTGCAAGGATTTTAAAGAAAAAATTCCCTTGCATGAGAGGGGATGATGTGAGATGGCTTCAGACGGAGCTTATTTATCACGGATGCCTGGATGAAAAAGATAAAAAGGGAAACAGTAATGTGGACGGTATTCTTGGAAATGATACGGCGACCGGTATTGGAACATTCCAGAAAAAAGTCGGAATTACAGTAGATAAGAAATGCGGACCGGTTACAAGAGAAAAATTAAAAGAGTAGATCAAGGACGGTAAGGTGTCACAGCCTACCGTCTTTTTATTTTGCATAGAAAGTTGGTGCATATATGGCAGACATTGATGAATTACAAATAAAAATCAAAGCTGACTCTGCAAAAGCAAGTAATTCCATAGAAAGCCTTGTAAACAGCATGAATAGGCTCCGGGAAAGCATATCGTTTGACACTGCAAAACTTTCAAATATTGCAAGCGGAATCAGAAGCATTTCCGATGCGGCTACCGGATTCAAAGGTGGTAAATCTTCGGAAATCACATCAATGGTGCGGGCACTCAATAAATTTTCTGGTGTTGATGCAAATTCTATCCACGGAATATCTTCTGCTGTGAGAGATCTTGCATCTGGAATAGCAAGTGTTAAGGCTGTTGATACAAGCGGACTCATAAGCATGGTGTCTGCGTTGTCAAAAATCGGTGGCAAGGCATCTACACAGGCGACAAAGAATTTACCGGCTCTTTCTGCACAGTTACAAAACTTTGTACGTCAAATGAACAAGATAGGTGCATTGAATTTTGATATGACAAACATGAGTAATCTTGTAACGTCCATATCAAGGCTTGGAAGCGTTGCAAGCGGTCGTGCGGTAACTAATATACCTTTGCTTGCTGACAATCTCAAATACCTGTTTGAGACGCTTTCAAAAGCACCAAATGTATCTTCGAATATCATTCAGATGACGCAGGCACTTGGCAATCTTTCCAACAGGTCTGGCAGCGCAATTTCCGGATTAAATACCAGCATCAGTAGTCTTTCCGGTTCTTTCCTTGGATTTAAGACATCCACAGGAAAAGCATTGATCGGACTCAAGTCATTCACAAGACAGATTTTGTCCTCTATGGGGATTTATCTTGGTCTGTACGGAGCGATAAGAGGAATAAAAAATGCAATCGACATATCATCCGCATTAACAGAGGTTCAGAACGTTGTTGATGTTACTTTTGGTGACATGTCAAAAAAAGTCAATGACTTTGCACAGGACTCTATACGTCAGTTCGGTATGTCAGAACTGACATTGAAACAGACGGCAAGCCGATTCCAAGCAATGGGAACAGCCATGGGAATTGACAGCAGTTTGATAAAGAAAGCCAATGAGTTTTTGAATAAGCAGACAGATGGCTATATTGGTTTGTCTGATTCCATGGCTGATGTGTCTTTGAATTTAACAAAATTAACTGCTGATATGGCATCTCTGTATAACATAGATCAGGATGTTGTGTCGCAGGATTTAGCTGCAATATTTACCGGACAGACACGCCCATTAAGAGATTACGGTCTTGATCTTACACAGGCAACCCTTAAAGAGTGGGCGATGAAACAGGGATTAGATTCTGATATTGCGTCTATGTCACAGGCTGAAAAGACAATGCTCCGGTATCAGTATGTGCTTGCCAATACGCAGACAGCGCAGGGAGACTTTGCACGTACTGCTGATTCGTGGGCGAACCAGATCAGAATTTTAAAACAGTCATTTGAACAGCTTGGCAGTGTTATTGGTGGAGCATTAATCAATGCTTTTAAACCATTCGTAAAAGCACTCAATTCCGTTTTACTGGTTGTTATCAGCTTTGTTACAAAGGTTACAAACGCTTTAGGCGCAATCTTCGGATGGAAATATGAGGATTCCGGTGCAGGTCTTGCAGATAGTTTTTCAGATGCGGCAGAGAGCGCAGGCGATGTTGCTGACAATACCGGACAGGCGGCAAAGAACATCGACAAGATGAATAAGGGCGTCCGTCAGTTTGATGAATTGAAACTGATTACCACAAATGATGGTTCTGGCAAAAAAGGTTCGGGCGGTTCCGGCGGTGGTGGCGCATCAGGCGGTGCCAGTGGCGGTAAACTTGTCAAGACTGATACCATTTTCAAAAATTACGAAAGTGATATTAAAAATCTGAAACAACTTGGAAAATACATCAGTGATGCCTTATCAAAAGCTATGGAGTCTATCAACTGGGATAAGATTTATTCCAAGGCAAGAAACTTCGGCAAAGGCTTGGCAGATTTCCTTAATGGTCTTATCAATCCGAGACTGTTTGGAAATGTTGGTAAGACGATTGCAGGGGCACTGAACACGGCAATTTATGCCACACTTTCCTTTGGTCAGACATTTGACTGGTCAAACTTTGGAAAATCACTGGCAGAGGGAATAAATAAATTCTTTAAAACATTTGATTTTAAAGCACTTGCAGAAGATATAAATACTTGGGTACAGGGAGTTTACAAGACAATTAAGACCATGATAGAAAATATCAAGTGGTCTGATGTTTGGAAAGGCGTAAAAGATTTTCTTTCAAACATTGATATTGAGACAGTTGAAATTCTTCTCGGAGCGTTTGCTTTGAAACTTGCAGGAAAACTATTGACAGGGAAACTTCTCAAGGAGACTATCGGGAAATTAATAGGAGCGAAATTCACAGCCGCTTTTGGTCAAACGGCGGTAAAATCATTACTCTCTTATGCAATTCCTATTTCACTTGCTGTAGTAGTGGCAACGTTATCTTTTACGGTTGGAAAAGATAGCATAAAAAAAGATGTTAATAATTTAGAAAAAGCGTATGAAAAAGGCGGTTTTCTGCAATATCTTCAGGAAAGTTTTAAACAACTTCTTAATCCGTTTGAATGGATTAATGCATATGGCGGTGGAGTTTTGAGCCATGATACTGTGATGGACAAATTAGGCATTGGAAATGGAATGAATGTTGATGAATTTGTCAAAAATCTGCCTAAAAAGGAAGATTACAAATCATTAGATGATTTCCAAAAAGCATTAAATGAGTTCAATGATAATATGCCTAATAAATTAAATGTACCTGACAGCTTTGATCTAAAGGCGTGGATAGATGAATGGAAGAATATAAACGGATTAGATGATGTAGATTTACGAGCAGATGTCGTCCTTCCAAATTTACAAGAGAAGATTTCCGAGTTCAAAGACAATGTCAAAGAATGGTGGGGATTGAATGTAGAACTTCCAGTTCATAACAAATTGACAACTACTCAAAATGATATTTCTTTATGGTGGGAAAATGTAAAGGAATATTGGGGAGAAAAAAAGCTTTCAATACAGACAGAAATAGGAGAAATAAAAGGTAAAATAGAAGAAAAGTGGAATGAAGCCTTAACTTACATTCAGGAGAATATTTTCCCGTGGTTCACAAAAGAAAAGTGGATGGAAGTAGGAAATGGAATAAAAGAGGGATTATCTGCTAAATGGGATGAGTTTTCCGATTGGTGGCAAAAGACAGGAATATATAACTGGTGGGAAAATCATGTAAAACCTTGGTTTACAAAAGAAAAATGGGATGAACAGGGAGACGGAATGAAAAAAGGTCTTTCTGAAAAATGGGACGAATTTAGTAACTGGTGGAGTACATCTGGAATTGGTTCTTGGTGGACAAATCATGTCGCACCGTATTTTACGAAAGACAAATGGACATTCAGTGGCATTTCTGACGGATTGAAGCAGGCATTTGATAATGCTGTTGCAGGAATTAAGCAGGTATGGAATAATTTTGCAACGTGGCTTAATTCAAAACTGTCTTTTTCATGGGATTCTGTAAATATTGGTGGAAAAGAAATAATTCAAGCTGGCAATATTAACCTTGGAAAAATCCCAACGTTCGCCGCAGGAGGTTTTCCAAAACAGTACAGCATGTTTATGGCAGGAGAAAACGGCGTACCGGAAATCCTTGGAACAGTTGGAGGAAAGACAGCAGTTGCTGGGGGGCAGGAGATCACAGGTATTCGTGATGCTGTATACAGTACGTCACAGCAGGAAATTGCGTTACTTAAACAGCAAAATCAGTTATTGCAAGGAATCCTCGAAAAAGAATTTGGTGTGACACAAGACCAGATAGGAAGAAGTGCTAGAAAATACGCAAGAGAATATTTTAATAGAACGGGCAGAGAAGCATATAGTTTCTAATGACAAAAACCGCCACTTGTGGTAGAATCATTTTATTACAAGTGGGGGGAGGGTAACACATGGCGTTGATTAAATGTCCTGAATGTGGAAAAGAAATTTCAGACAAAGCAGAAATGTGTATCAATTGCGGATTTCCGTTGAAACAACACGAAAACAATGAAATGTCTGCGGGGAAAAGTGAATTTTATAAATCATACGAACAAGAAAACGAAAATGATAGAGGGTGGGAACGCCCAAAAGAGCCAGAGATTACAGGTGTTGGAAAATTATTCTTAAGAAATTCTGTTGAAAGATCTCAAAACACGGGATTTAATGGTATATATAAATATACTTTATTCGGAGAAAAAAAAGAGGTTTACTGTCCAAGATGTGGGAGCGAAAATTGTTCTCATTATACGGAGCAGAAATTTGTACCAGGCAAAACAAAGACAAGATACACTGCAAATCTAAATCCATTTAAACCGTTTACTTTAGTAAATAAAAAGGAAAAGATTTTGAGAAAAGATCAAACATATGAAATAAATAAAATTATATGTAATGATTGTGGCTACACTTTCATATAAATTTGGATTTAATATGTGGAGAATTACGATGGAGAATAGGGAGTCTGAATCAGAACTAAATGAGTGCAAAAAGAAGTTGAATAAAGCACATCAAACGATAGAAGAATTGAAAATTAAGATGACGCAAGATAAAAAAAATCACAAATGGGAAATCAGGGAAATAAATAAAAGAATAGAACAGGCAACTGATAAAAACTTGGAATTATATGACAGAGAATCAAAAGCACTTATTTATGCAGATCAGTTGGAAAAAGATAAAAACATACTTGTTAAAGAAAAGAGAGAACATGAAAAGAAAATAGAAAAATTAGAGAGAGAAAATGAACAGTTGAAAGAAGAATTAGCAAAAATTACAGAAAGAAAAAACTTTAGCAACGATCCTGAATGGAGAGTACTTAAAGCAGCAGGGGAAAATAAGAAAACAAAATAATCCAATTAGAAAAAGACGCCTCAAGAGGTGTCTTTTTTGTATTCCTTGATTTTTAACAGATCGGATAAGTATTCTAGCAAGCGTTTTTGCCCAGAATTGTTTAATTTGTGAAAATTGCTGATAAAATTTGCAAATTAGCTGTTTGACAAACACACATAGAAAATATATAATTTCAATAATTAAAAATCACGCAGGTAAGACCTAAAGAAATTTAGGATGTCCTGCAAGCCTATGAGGAATAGGTGCGGATTCGTGACCGCCAGAGATTGAAGAAATTCAGTCTTTGGTGGTCTTTTTATTTATTTCAAACTGCATAAGAAAAATAAAAAAATGAAATTTAAACCTGCCTGTCAAATGACAGTAGCGAAAGAAAGGTGGAAAAGAGTATGTATGAATTGGTGGAACTCAAAGGAAACGATGTTTTTACAAACAGCAAAGTGATTGCAGATGGAACAAATAACCAACATGAATCTGTTGTTGCTATTATCAGGAAATATGAGAAAGATATTTTAGACTTTGGCAATATTGATTTCTCCGATTTAAAATCGGGGAAAAGGGGGCAGCCTGAAAGAGTTTATTATTTGAATGAGGAACAAGCAACATTTGTTATAACTCTTTTGAGAAATTCAAAAATAGTTGTGAAGTTTAAGAAAGAGTTGGTTCGACAGTTTTATGCAATGCGCAGATTTATTCTTGAAAAGCAATCGAAACTATGGGGCGAAACAAGAATTGCTAATAAAGAAAATCGGCTGAAAGAAACTGATGTGATTAAACTTCTTGTAGACTATGCCAAAGAACAAGGAAGTACGCATTCAGATAAACTGTATGTGACATATACCAAGTTGGCAAAATCAGTAATTGGTGGAAATCGCGACAATATCACAGTTTCAGATCTCAATAATCTAACCCTTGTGGAAAGCATTATTTTGCAGACTATTAGAATTGATATGTCAATGGGTATGCACTACAAGGATATTTATAGGGATTGCAAAAATAGAATAGAACAATTTGCAGATATAACTTACCTGTCCGCTTAGCCCCGAAAATTTGGGGCTATTCCAGTATTTCGTCACGGGAAATTACAATCTTACTAAATATATAGCGTGCGACTCCTGTTAGGGTATGTTCCTAACGCACGTGAATTTAAAGGTTGAGCCTTGCGAAATGTAAGGCTCGGAAATTTAGGAGATAGAAAATATGGCATACACAGCTCTTATAACTAAAGATGAAATTGGATTTGAAAACAATACGAACACGATAACAACACTTGAAATTGCAGAAATGATGGAACTGGAACATTGGCAAATTTTAAGAAAATTAGAGGGAACTAAAAACCAAGATGGAAGCACAAAACAGGTTGGAATTATACAGATATTAACTAACAACAAAATTGTTGTCAGTGATTATTTTATTCCATCCACCTACAAAGACGCAAGCGGCAAGGAAAATAAATGCTATAAAGTCACCAAAATGGGGTGTGATTTCCTCGCCAACAAATTTAATGGCGAAAAAGGAATCATATTTACTGCAAGGTATGTGAAACGGTTTGATGAGATGGAGAGAGGACAGATACCGCAAGATTTTCCATCGGCACTTCGGGCATATGCGGATGAAGTAGAGCGCAGGCAGATTGCAGAACAGGAGAATGAAAGACTACAGCAGGAACTTGACTATAGCAAAGACTGGTATTCTATTAAGCGTGTTGCAGCAATGAACGGTGTGGACTGGAAAACATTTAACTGGCGGAGACTTAAAGAAAAGAGCATCGAACTTGGATATGGCGTAAAAAAGATTTTTGATGCAAATTATGGAGAGGTAAATACCTACCATAGGGATGTTTGGGAAGCAGCATACCCGGAGTATGAAATTTAGGAGAAATTTTATGAACAAATTAGAAATCAGGATTACATATGGGAACACGGAAGTAATTCACACACCGGAGAAAATTGTGATTAAATCGCCCAATATCGAAGTAATTACAAAATAGATCAAGAAAAAGAAGTGGCATCTATCAAATTGGTGGTAGGTGCTATTTTGTACAAATTTTACCGACTGTCATTTGAGACAGCCGCAAACCCAAACAGTTAGGTGGTGGAAATATGGCGTACAGCGGATGGCTGTTAAAGATTGGCAATTACATAGTGCCGATGTCGTTTATGAAAGCAGAAACATACAGTCCATATGTCAACATGCAGGATTTGGACGATTATACAGACGCCAACGGCTATCTGCATAGAAATGCCGTGGAGTTAAAGGCGTTAAAGGTCGAATTTGAAACCCCAGCTATGCTGACAAATAAGACTTTCAATGAGGTTTTAAACAATATTAGAAGCCAGTTCACAAATGCGACAGGGAGAGCCTGCTATATCACAGCGTATATCCCGGAATATGACGATTATGTGACACAGTACGGTTATATGGCAGATTTTCAGCCTACGATATACGGAACATATGATGGAATAATTCGTTACAATTCAGTTCGGCTTGCTTTCATAGGGGGTGTGTATGGTGGTTAATTATAAATATGGCGACTTGTTCAAAAAAGATACGGTCGATAAGCAATTATCCATCGTATCTGATGATGGAAAAATCAATATCACAAATACAGAGCTACACCAAGAAAAATTCGAATTGACCGAAAGTTTGTGTTCAGAACAGGAATTGACGTTTGGTTCGTGTGAAGCTGCCATGATTAAATTTACGGTGTCAAATACATTTTTGCCAATGAAGGGCAGATGGATGACAGTAAAGATGTCTCTTGGTGGACATGCAGATATCCCGTTCCAGTTCGGACGATATAAGGTTGATTCTGATACGCCCACGGCAGACAGGACGTGCCGTGATGTGGTTGCATATGATGCTCTTTATGACATTTTAAATGCAGATGTGGCAGCATGGTATAACACTGTCTTTCCATCCCATAAAGAGCAGCAGAAAGATAAAGATGGAAAAACTACGACTGTTACAGTTTATGATCCGGTCACAATGAAGCAATTCCGGGACAGTTTTTTTAAGTATTTCGGAATCGAACAGGCGGATATCACACTCATTAATGACAATATGTCAATCGAGAAAACCGTGGCAGTCACGGCATCCAGCGAGACAAGTTCTGATACAGAGGAATCGAGCACCATAGGCGAATCTATGAGCGGCAAAGAAGTGTTGTCCTGTATTTGTGAGATCAATGGCTGTATGGGGCATATTGGGCGTGACGGGAAGTTTCATTATATTTATCTGGAACAGGAGATACAGGGACTTTATCCGAGAAACGATCTTTATCCGGCAGATGATTTGTTCCCAAGAGATCCGAAAAGCAACCGTATCGGGAAGGATTTATATATAACGGCTGAGTATGAAGATTTTCTTGTTAAAACAATCAATAAGTTACAGATCCGGGAGCAGAAGAATGATATTGGCGTGATCGTAGGCACCGGAGACAATGCTTATGTGATCGAGGATAATTTTCTTGTCTATGGAAAAGGCACAAAAGAACTGAAAGGCATTGCAAAAAATATTCTTTCCAAGATCAGAGGGATTGTTTACCGACCGTTTACAGCGGACTGCAAAGGAAATCCGTGTCTTGAGGTCGGGGATGCAGTGCGGTTGCCGACCAGATATGAACTGATCGAGTCCTATATTCTGAAAAGAACCCTGAAAGGTATACAGGCTTTGCGTGATGATTTGGAAGCGGATGGGGAAGAGTACCGGACAAACGGGGCGAACGGAATACAGAAAAGTATTTTAAAGCTCAAAGGCAAGAGCAATGTGTTGGAGCGAACCATTGAAAAGACACAGAGCACGATAACTGATGTTGAGAAGGGATTGCAGTCACAGATCACGCAGACCGCAACCGAAATTCGCACAGAAGTTAAAAATACAACGGATGGTTTATCATCGAGAATCACGCAAAATGCGAGCAGTATTACAGCAGAAGTTAAAAGGGCACAGGGACAGGAAGTTGAACTTGCAGCAGCTATTAAAATTAATGAGGACAAGATTACAGCGGAAGTTACGAGAGCAAGCAAAGCAGAGGGCGATTTGTCCGGAAAGATAGAGGTAACTGCAACTAAGATACGGTCAGAAGTCAGTGCTTCGTTGAAGGCATGGAATATTGATGGCTATGATATTAATTATTATGGTTTTGGAAAACCCCAAGATACTTACCCTGCATCATCCAAATATAATGGACGCAGTTTTTTAGATCAGGATAGTGGAAAATTGTATGGCTGCGATCCGGATGGCGGAATTAACAGCGGTAAATATAAATGGACATTGATAACCACGCTTAAGCAGCTTTCATCCAATATGTCCAGTGCGATTACGCAGACATCAAAGGGGATCGAAAGCAAAGTTACAAGAGATAGTGTTGTTTCAGAAATCAACCAGTCAGCCGAGGGCATCAAAATTAAAGCAAAACTGCTTGAATTAAAAGGCTCTATGGAAATGACCGGGGGATATATGCATATTCAAGCGGAAGAGTCTGTAGAAAACCTTATTGAATTTAAACGCAGTGGAACACTTGTACAGATGGGAACGGATGGATTTCGAACAGTGGAAGGGACGCTTGAAAGTCCTGTTCATAAATGTACGGTTCAATATAATCAGGTTTCATTGCATAAAGGCGCAAACGATAATGACCACATGATGATCCATTTAGACGGAGATACCGGAGTAGGTGGATTCAGAGGTGGAGTAATTAATGGATCTGACAAAAGAATAAAAAACACAATTTTAGATTTAAGCAAAAAGCAATCATCTGAGTTTATTTATTCTTTAAGAGCAAAATCGTATCGTTATAATTTCGAAAAAGATGGGTTCCATCATGGATTTATTGCACAGGATGTTTTGAAAAAAGCGGAAAAAGGGTGGAATATTTGTCCAAAAACGTTTTCAGACAGCAATGGGAAAAAGTATTACGGACTGAAATATACGGAACTGATTGCTGATCTGGTTGCCACAGTGCAGTTGCAGCATGACGAGATAGAACAGTTAAAGGAAAAGGTGGAAAATCTATGATAAATGCAAAAATCCGGGAATTTGAAAACGACATTATAAATTATGCAAATTTGTGTGAGGATGTCCCAATCGAAGCTAAGTACCTAGTGTTTAAGGATATTCTGCAGCAGATTAAGGAAGAAGCAAACAGACATGTTATAGCCGAACGGGAGCAGATGAAGCTTGCAAAGGAAAGGGAGAGTGAGGACCATGAACAAAGCGCATAGTGCTATTAATTGGGAGAATTACCCGAGTGATGAAACACCGCTTAATGAAAGCAATCTTAACAAAATGGACGCAGCTATTGGCGTTATTGATGATCGTGTAATCACTCTTGATACCACAAAAGCCACGAAAACAGAAGTGGCTACCCTTGTTGCAGACGTGACCTTTGAGGAATCGACCGGAATCATTACAATCACAAAAAAGAACGGTTCTAAGATTACGATTGAGACACAGATGGAGAAAATCGCAATCAACTTCGTTTATAACCCGACCACACAGCAGATTATCCTGACTCTGATTGATGGCACGAAACAGTACATAGACCTGTCGGCACTGATTACACAGTATGAGTTCCTTGATTCTGATACGGTAGCTTTTTATATTGATAAGGATGGAAAAGTGTCTGCCATCGTCAAAGAGGGTAGCATCGAGGAAAAACACTTGGAGCCAAACTATCTTGCGAAAATCAAAGTGGAAGTGGCAAAGGCAGAGTCAAGCCAGCAGGCATCGGCAAAGTCCGAAGCCAACGCCAAAGCAAGTGAGAATGCCGCAAAAGCCAGTGAAACAGCTGCAAAAAAATCAGAGGACAATGCCAAGGCGTCCGAGACAGCGGCAGCGAAGTCAGCTACGGCGGCAGCGGCATCCGAAAGCAACGCAAAAGTCAGTGAGACATCCGCCAGTGAATCATCCGCCACAGCCACGGAGAAAGCATCGTCCGCCAGTCAGTCAGCTGATACAGCAGCCGAAAAAGCAGATATTGCAACTCAAAAGGCTGCGGAGATCATCGGTAAAGCGGAATCTGCAGAAGAAAGTGCAACCAAGGCACAGAGTTATGCTGTTGGTGGTACAGGAAGCAGAGAGGGCGAGGATTCTGACAATGCCAAGTATTACTATCAGCAGGCAAAAGACATATCAGAAGGACTTAAAGGTGGATTGCAGCCACACGGAACAGTTGCATTTGCAGATCTTCCGGCACTTGCGGATGTTAGCACAGGGTGGATGTTCAATATTTCAGACGAATTTACAACCACGGATGATTTTAAAGAGGGAGCCGGGAATGTAATTCCGGCAGGTGCCAATATTTATAAAACATCAGATGATAAATGGGATGTGCTTGCCGGAACTCCAGTTACCGGAATCAAAGGTGTAAATGAAGATTCTTTCCGTAGGGGCAATGTAGAACTCACAGCAGAAAACGTCGGTGCAGTGGCAACCGGTGGAGATACAGCAGAGAATACAGCCGCTTTTACGAGTAGTGATGTGGCAGACGGATCAGCGTCAGCATGGACAAGCGTATCAAAATTATCAAGTGGCGAAAAACATTCTTCTATTTTAAAAAAGGTGTCACAGATGTTCAAGAATGTGCGGTATCTCTATAAAATGCTTGGAACGACAGACATTTCTAAGATTGGGAATGGTACTTGTACAGGGGCGATATCATCGTTAAACAGCAGTTTAAAGAAATATTATACACAGACAGAGGTTGATAATATTATTGAAAAAAACAAGGTGAAATCCATTGTTATAGAGTTCGAAGGCATTACTACCAATGAAAGCAAAGCATTTTTCCCTAAATATACCTATTGGGGATATGTCGGCGGAAAAACCACTGAAATTGATAATTTAATAGCACAGGGGCACACAATTCTTGGCGGTTTTATCTGCGGCGGTCCACACAACGATGCCTCCATGGCTGGCAATGGTTCAGATAACATAGGTGTTATAGTCGGTTCAGCAACTTATTATAACGTCCCATATTCATTTTACGTTTTTTCACAAGCTTATCAGACAATAAGGATTAAGGTCTGCGTTTTATATATTTAATATTTAACACAGTTTTATAGCAGTTATCTTTGTACTGATCTGTCCAAATGTCACAGCTTTTGGTACTTTTATTAAAAATTTTAAATTGGTAATTGCCTTACCAGATATTATTTCATGCATGGTCAGCCACGTGCCACCGTTTCCGCTGTTTGGGGCGGTGATTCCAATCGCCTGATCGACGGTACTTTTTAATGATACAACATCCACAGTAGAACTTTCAGAAACCCAACAGTAATAATTTACCAGCCACGTTCCGGAATCAATAGATAATCCGTCCGCACCTGCATAACTCCATGTATCGGAGAAGTATTTATTAAATTCGTTACTGCTTACCTGACGGTATCCGGTATTGAACATGGTTTTGGCGTCGGATTTCTTTAAATATGTGTCTGGAATGCTATTACCATCGCGATCTGCATCAGCCCGACCAACACGTACAGCAGGATAGGTATCGTCAAGTTCATTATGCGCGATCAGATTAATTACTTTGTCGCCAGTATCAAAAAGTGGCATAAGAGTCCCTATAAGTCCAGACCAGTCACCTTTTACAATTTTTATATACGACTTATTTGTTAAACTGCTGTTTTACGAACAAAGCGGACAACTTGGCACAAAAGAAAAACTATGTAGAAATATAATAAAATCAAGAACCTAAGAGCCGATTACATGACCATGTGTTGTGTAGCCGGCTCTTTTAAATAACAAGCCTACGGGCAGAAAGGGAAATTATTCACTTAAAATTCATCACAGATAACTGGCAGATGCATAATTTTCAACCAGTAATTAATTTTTTAACAAAATTTAAACTAATCAATCGACATTCTGTGACAATAAGAAATTTAACTGTCGAAACTTGCGACCGAAAGAAATTGAATGTTTGCGGGAAAATTTGTAAAATAAAATTGTCCGATAAGGGCACTTCAAGTTCTGGCTGAGGGGCGGGATAAGGCGTTTTCTTGTCCCTCAACTACAAACGAGTTTGTAATTTGTAGCAATTTGTCAAATGGGGTTGACGGTATCGAACATAAGTTCTATAATTTGTGTATCGCTATCGGAAGTGCGGAATGATTGGAGGAGAATAAGATGGGGGAAAAAGATTGCAATGAGGAAACAGCGTTTTACAAGGAAAAAATAACTGAAATGGTCGCGAATTGCGACAATGAAAAATGGTTAAGAATTATATATGTATTTGTTAAAAATTTATTAGAATAGAAAGAAAGCCAAGGGTTTGCGCATTGCCCTTGGCTTTTTCTTATTTGTTTTCTGAAATAGAATCAATAAAATCTTCTAGGTATTTCCAACCGGTATCATCAAGTTTTGATAATGCAGTTACAAGTCTTCTTTTAAAATCACTATTTTCTTTCTTTAGCACATCTGAAAGCAATCTTGTAATTTGTTCATCTTTAGTTTCCGGAACAAACATTTCACCGTTTCCAGTTAGGAACCATTCTTCATTTACGCTTTTACCATTCCAATTTTGTAAGCAAACAATTTTTGAAATTTTGTCGGTAACAGGTCTATCCCCTTTTTCTATTTGAGATAAATAAGTTTGCGCAACTTCAATTCTTTCTCCAAAATCTTTTTGGTTCATTCCTAATGATATTCTTAAAGATTTTAAGCGTTCGTTTACTGCACTCAAGTCTTCACCACCTTTCTGCAATAATATTATCACAAAAATATCACAAAAGCAATAATTTGTTATTGACTTTATATTTCTATTGCGTTATTATAATATTGCAAAAGAAATGGAAAAGAGGTGAGACGGTGAAAAAAATGACATTTCGGCAAAAGCGTGACTTACTCGATAAGTTTGAGCCATTCATTGTCGGTGGAATCCAACTCGTAAGCGCATTGGCTGGTGCCGCTGTCGGAATAGCTATCTGCTACTTTTTCTAAATGATATGTAGCAGTTGCTGTAATCAAAGCCACAATAAAAGGAATGAGGATATTTCTCAAAAATTCCAAGAAAAGATATTCTTTGTAGAATCTGCCTTTGGATGTAACTATGAAGCTAAAACTCGATCTATCCATAGATGTGTTTACTTTCGTTACATATCCTCTATCCTGTAAATCCAAAAACGCTTGGTATGCATCTTCTCCATCAAATTTACCTATATCGGAAAGTTTGATTGAAAAATTCGTTTTAGATATTTTCTTTAATATTATTCTTTCGATTTTTAGAAGCATGTTAATTCCTCCGTTTTTGAAAATATTATATCACAGAAAGGGATGATACAGTGAGTAAAATCAAGGCTCATGCAGTTGCATTTTTTAATAAGCATTTTGTGAAGTGGAAGTTTTTGCAGAGCATACTTATTATTCCATTTATTAAAGATGGGAAAATGTATTTGCATGTTTCACAAGTATGTGAAGATGGAACGAGAGTGGTAAAAAGAACGTTCCTCATTGAGCATATGGTTGATGATAACTTGGCGGTTACAAGCCAAACGCTCGCAGAGGAAAAGAGAGTGTTTAAAAATCCTACATTATTTTAATCCATGTAGTATATCCGCACTCTTTGCATTCTGGTAGCATTTCGCCTTGCTTTACAGTGACGATTCCAATTTTATTTTCGCCACCGCATTGCATACATACATATGTTCCTTTATCTGCAAACTCATATGTAGCAAATGTTTCAGAATAACCATTATCCATATTATCACCGCCTTTCCTTATTTAATAAGGAAATTATATCACAGGGAGAAAGGAAGTGAATACATGAGCGAACAGGAAAAGAAAGTTGTAGAAAAGTTGAAAGACGCGATTCCCAAAATGAACGATTTTCAGAAAGGATATGTTCTGGGAATGGTCGAGGGTTCAGCAAGCAAGGCAACCAGTGAAGAAACTGGGAACTCAAAAACGAAAGAATAAGAAGAACTGAATATTGAGATAGTTGAGAAATATGTCTAAATTTGCAGATTAAATGTGTTTGTAACACAGGAAATCAGTTGATACAATTAATATGCGACGGCGGCAGGAAATGAGTTACATTATTGCTTTATTTTCCGCATCATCTTTAGTATTTTATTTAATCTCTTTTGTACTTTTTTAAATCCTTTGTATAGGTCGATTGTCATGGATGTTATGGTTAGAATTATGAAGAAGTCGTAACCGGCAACACGCCATGCCAATAATGAGATAAGTATACTAACGATTTTCATGATAACAGTTCCTTTCATGATGGCCGCCGCCGTACATTAATTGTATCAACAAAGCAAAATAGAGACAACCAGTATTTTCCAACTATCAAAGCGGTAGTTGGATTTTTTTTATTGCAAAAATCCGGAAAGGAGAAGAATGAACGAATTAGTACATATTGGAACAAAAGAATTGCCGGTCATTGAGTGGAAAGGACAAAGAGTTATCACCACCGCACAGTTGGCTGATGTGTACGGAGCAACAGATGTGAAAATCAAACAGAACTATAGCAATAATGCAGAACGGTTTAAAGAGGGAGAGCATTATTATTTGCTAAAAGGATCTGACTTAAAGGCTTTTAAGAACATGGTAGAAAATTTCGACCTTGTTGGGAAAAATGCGAATCAGCTTTATCTTTGGACACGTCGAGGTGCAAGCCGTCATTGCAAAATGCTTGGGACTGATAAGGCATGGGAACAGTTTGATGCACTGGAAGAAAATTATTACAACCAGACACAAACAGTTTTTCCAACCGGCGAAGAACTTATGGCACTTGCAGTTATTGAAGCGCACAAGATGCTTGAGCAGAAAGACAAGCAGATACAGGAACTTGAAACCGAAGTTGTTGAAATGAATAACATCATTTTAGAAATGCAACCAAAAGTCAACTATGTGGATTTGATTTTGAACAGTAAATCAACAGTACTGGTAACACAGATCGCACAGGATTATGGAATATCTGCTAAAGCGTTTAATAAGATGCTGAAAGAGTTAGGAGTTCAGCGCAAAGTAGGAAAACAGTGGATTTTATACAGGCAATATCAAGGGCTTGGATATGTTCACAGTAAGACTATTGATATTACAAGGTCGAATGGGCGGTCTGATGTGGTTATGCAGACGGAATGGACGCAAAAAGGAAGATTGTTCCTGTATGAAGAGCTTAAAAAGAATGGGGTTTTACCGTTAATTGAGAGAAAGGATGATGAAGATGCTTAATTTTTACGTCATGGACGGCAAAAAGCTGATCGACTTTAAACCTAAGTGGATTAATTATGCACGAGCATTTGACAGAAAATGTAAAATGGCAGGTCTTTGGGAAAATATGACAATACAGGAGTCTAAAAGTGCTTATCCGGATGATTTCAAGAAGAATCTGTACTTGCTGATAAAACTAAAAGGGAAATCTGATTGCAAGTCGTTAAAGCGTGGAGAGTCGGACTTTGTGACAAAAGAATTTTATATTATTGAAGTGATATGTGCTATGGTGGGGACTTTGACACCAAGAGAATTTATGAATATGTTTCCTATCGAAAAGACATTCGATGGAGAAAAATACCAGTGGAAAGATTACTTCTATACAAGGAATTACATTGAGAAGTTCGGTATGGACAAACTGATAGGAGATAAAGCACCGGAATTTCTTATGGAATATCAGAACTGGGATATTACACATTTTATGGTTTATTGGATGGAAGTTGTAAGTCAGATGAATATTTTACAAGGTGGCAAAGATATCTTGCTTGAGTTCATGGAAGAACAGGGAGTAAAGCCACATACGATGCATTCCGACGGCAATTACATGATCGACGATGAAACAGGAGAAAAGTTTGAAATAAAAAGTCCTAAAAAGAAGATGAAAAAACTTTTTTCTATTACATGAGAGGATGCCTATGAAAAAAATAGCAAAGGTAATTGAATTAGCCGGTGCGTTACTCTTTTTTCTTGGAATCAGCGCAGATGCAACAGTAAATCCGATGGTAGCTATTCCTGTGTTAGGTGGATTATTACTGATCTACATAGGATGCAAAGTGGATGGAGACTGGCAGGAAGCAGAAGAAATAGTCGAGGATCATGTTTTTAAAGATGAAGAAACAGACGATGGAATTATTTATATATGCGACAGCAACGAAGATAAAGAGAAACTTCCTTATTATAAAGAAGTTATGAAAAAGAAAAGGAATCATCCGAACCGACCAAAGCTGAATGATTCCCAATCAAAGCAATAGCATAAGCTATTTGCGCCTATTTTAGCATAAGAAAAGGAGAAATTCAAATATGAGAGCAGAAAACAATAAAGTGGAACTTACAGGAACGATTATCTCAGAGCCGGAATTTAGCCATGAGGTGTTTGGAGAGGGATTTTATAATATGTACCTCAAAGTGGATAGATTAAGTGGAACGGCTGATATTATCCCATTAATTATTTCAGAGAGATTAATCAATCTGAATGATAAATACACGGGCACTGCCGTTAATGTTTCCGGTGTATATCGTTCTTATAACAAGCACGAGGAAAAGAGGATTTGTCTGTTACTGGACGTATTCGTCTGTGAAATCGAAAAAGCGAATACGGGAGAGCATACAGATTTGAACAAAATCCAGCTTGACGGATATGTATGCAAAGAACCGATTTACAGGAAAACTCCGCTTGGAAGAGAAATTGCAGATTTATTAATCGCAGTCAATCGTTCCTACGGAAAATCAGATTATATCCCATGTGTTGTTTGGGGTAGAAATGCAAGATTTGTTGGTCAGTTGGAAGTAGGAACTCATATTGAGATCAATGGACGCATTCAGAGCCGCGGATATATTAAGAAATATGAAGATGGAACAGAAGAACAGAGAACAGTATACGAGGTGTCTGTAAGCAAAATCAATGTATTAGAGGAGGAAAATTAAGATGGCAGAAAATACCGTTACAATTTCCGTTGAAGAATATGCAGATCTGGTTGCATGCAGGACGAAAGTTCATACAGCATGTGCCATTATTGCAAATGAGCACCAAAGAGACATTGAGCTGATGGGGAAAAAGGGAACAACTATTAATTCAAAAATTATAGAGTCAGCTCTTGGATATATTGACGATGAAGCATGCTTTGAAGAGGCACTTAAAAAATATAAAGAGTGGAAGGAGAAGGAAAATGAAACTGAAAATTAGATCATTACATATGGAGAATTTCAAGGGCATCAATATGCTTGACGTGAATTTCTCTGTGAAAACGAAGATCAGCGGGCAGAATGCCGTAGGAAAGACAACGATCTTTGATGCGTTTACATGGCTGCTTTTCAATAAAAACAGTGCCGGAGAGGAAAAGTTTAATGTTCGACCATTAGATAAGGACGGAAACCGCATTGATAATGTAGAAATTAAGGTTGTGGGAGTTATTGACGTTGATGGGAAAGAAGTGGAACTTTCAAAGGTTCAGAAGCAGAATTGGGTTAAGAAACGTGGTACTGATACTGTTGCATTGCAGGGAAATGTCAATTCATTTGAGATTGACGGTTATCCAAAAAGTGAAGCTGATTTCAAAGAATATATTTCCAGTCTGGCACAGAGCGAGGATATGTTCAAGATGCTGGCCAATCCGCAGTATTTCTCTTCCATGAAATGGAAAGAGCAGCGGGATATTCTGATGCGCCTTGTAACGGATGTATCGGATGTTGAACTGGCGCAGACAGATGCTAAGTATGCCCAATTACTCGGCGAGTTGGAGAAAGCACCGTCCACGGATGATATTCGTGCAAAATTTCAGAAAGCTCTTACAGAGTGGAAAAAGAAACAGTCAGAGATTCCGGTACGTATTGATGAAGCCGAGAAATCCAAGGTTGATGTTGACGTGGCAGAGCAGGAACTTGCAAAGGTAGATCTGGTAAGAAGAATCGCTGAATGTGACAAGAAAATGGAGAATGCAGGTAGCGCATTGGGCGATTTAAGAAGTAAGGAAATGCAGTTACAGTTTGACATGTCCGGCATGGAACAGACGATGAATCGCGAGTTATCAAACAAAAGAAGCATCATGGATGCTGAATTGCGTGATTGTAAAAATGAGTTAGAACATTTTGCGGTTACGATTTCTTTGAAAGAGAAACAGATTTCTGATAACGAAAAAACTATCACTGATGCGGATGCAGAGCGGAAGAAACTGGGCGAACAGTATAATTCTGAGAAAGCCAAGGCATTTGATGAAACTCCGTATCTCTTTGATGAATCCAAGTGGATATTCGATGAATCTACAACGGTTTGTTCCTTATGCGGTCAGAAGTTACCGGCTGATAAGATTGAGCAGTTAAAGGCTGATTTTGAAGAAAGAAAGACAAAAGCCAAGGCAGATGCAAAGCGGAAACTAAATGATTCAAAAAGTGACTTTATTACCCAGAAAGAATCCAACTTGGAAGAAATCAAGGCATATGGGTTTGCGAAGAAAAATCTGATCGAGGAACTGACAAAGAAAAATGCTGATCTGCAAATGGAAATAGATTCCTTAAAGAAACAGGAGCAGGGGACTTTTACGAATAAAGAGGAACTTTGCAAACTGTTATCTGAGATCCCAGAAGAAGCTGATTATTCGCAGAATGAAGAGTATGTGAAGCTGAAAACAGAGCATGACAAGATTCTTGCTGATATTGCAAAGCTTGAATCCGAGGGCGCAGACAAGGTTGTTACTGATTTGAAAGCCGAGAAAACCAATCTGCAGGCACAGCTTGATGAAGTGAACAAGGTTATCGCGCAGGCGGCTAACAACATTATGATTGATGATCGTATCGAAACGCTTCATGACGAGCAGAAAGAAATCGGGCAGAAAGTTGCCGACCAAGAGCAGATGCTTTATCTCTTAGAAGAGTTCATTCGTTTCAAACTGGATAAGGTTTCTGAATCCATCAACAGTCATTTCAAGACGGTTAATTTCAAACTCTTTGAAATGCAGTTAAATGGCGGTATGAAAGATTGTTGTGAGTGTACCGTAAACGGCGTACCGTATTCAACTTTGAACAGTGGTCACAGAATCGTAGCCGGACTTGATATTATCCGTTCTCTTAGCGAGTTATACGGTGTGAGCGTACCGATTTTCGTAGATAACGCCGAATCGCTGAATGAGTTCAATGTGCCGGATATGGATGCGCAGTTAATTCTTTTGAGCGTTTCCGAGGACAAACAGTTGAAAGTGGAGGGTGTGTAGAATGTCAAGAGTAGGGACAAGCAACAACATCACACAGCCGGATGCACGGTGTATGTCGTGCAAGCGTTGGAAGAGTGCAAGTAAGGGGTTCTGGGAAAGAGCCGGACATTGTTCTCTTCCGTATTGCGAGAAAGATATGAGAAATAAAGGAAAGAGAGGTCGTGTACATGGATGATATTGAAAAATTGAAGGCTGAAAACTCGGATTTGCGAACAAAGGTAGATGAACTTATGAGAAATAAATATTGCCTTGAAGAAAAACTTAGAAAAGTCTCAGAAACAAACGAAAGGCTTTTGCGTATTCTTGAAAATTTGTCAAATGGATATGTGAAAAAGTAGGGTTAATGATGCATTATATTAAAGCAAAATTTCCTAACAGCACCAGAAGTTATACATACCGCACCGAGGATTCCGTAAAAGCCGGTGATACGGTTGTAAATGCCAAAGGTGCAAAGCTGACAGTTACAGATGAATCAGTGGATATGGCATGGGTGGAAACCTACGGTGCTGATAAGGTGGCGGTTGTGAAGAAATATGAGGAAAGCGAGGAAAAGCAGTGAAACTTTATTTTTATGGACTTAATTCGGACGGAATCTCCGTCACAGAAGTGGAAGTGATTGAAAAACCAAAGACATATTATCCAGTTGATAAGAAAAGAGGTTTTCCAAATTGCATGAGCTTTGTTAGAAAAGAGGACGAAGGGAAAATTACTGGCTATTATGAAAATATTTTCCTTACAAAGCCGAATTACGATTATGCAAAAGAAAAGTTTAGAGAAGTCGCAGAAAAGGAACTTGAATCGGCAAAAGAAAAGTTTGAAATAGCAGAAAACAAATTAAAAATCATCATGGAAAGCGAGGAAAAATAATTATGGCAGAAACAAAGAAACAGGAAGTAGCAGTAGCAGAAGAAAAGACAGAGGTTGCAACACACAATAACAAGGTTACCGATTACAGCCTTGGAATTTTCGGAACATCCGACAATTTCATCATGGCTATGCAGATGGCAAAGGCACTGGCAAGTTCAACAATCGTTCCGCAGACATTCCAGAAGAACGATGCAAACTGTCTGATTGCTATTGAGCAGGCGCAGAGACTGCGAGTAAGCCCACTGATGGTTATGCAGAATCTGTATGTGATTCAGGGTAGACCGTCTTGGAGTTCAAAGTTTCTGATTGCGGCAATCAATAATTCCGGTAAATTCGACATGGAATTACAGTTTGAGGAAACCAAAGATAAGGATGGCAAGCCTTATTCGTGTCTTGCTTGGACTACGAAAAATGGTCGTAGAGTTGAGGGTATGACCGTGGACATGGAAATGGCTAAAGCCGAGGGATGGCTTGGCAAGAACGGTAGTAAGTGGAAAACCATGCCACAGTTAATGCTTCGTTACAGAGCGGCATCTTTCTTCTCAAGTCTGAATTGCCCGGAATTGACGATGGGGCTTTATACAAAAGAAGAAATGCAGGACAACGATTTCAAGGAATATCCAATGGAAGATTTGCAGGAACAGGTTAAACATGAAATATCTGAGAACGCAAATACCGAGGATTTCCCTGTTGAGCCGGAGGTTGCCGAAACTGTGGAAGAGCCAAAGATGGCAGATAAACCGGAAAAGGTAGAGACGGAAGTTGTTGAGAATGACAATGATTTGCCGGACTTCATGAAGTAGGAGGATAGAATGAACTTTCCAAAATCTGAATTGAGTAAGCAGGATGCATTGCACCTATGGATTACTTGCCGTTCGGAGTATGCCAAAGAGCAAATGTTCCTTACAAATTACGGAATTGTCTTTTTTGTTATGCAACGTTTAGGTATTCCAGCGTTTGATGAAGATATGTTTCAGATTGGTTCCATTGGACTTCTAAAGGCTATTGACACCTTTGATGCTTCAAAAGGATGTTTTTCTACATATGCTTTTCGACTTGTGAGAAATGAACTGCTTATGGAATTCCGGAAAAGTAAAAAATCAGTAAATGCAGCATTTTCATTAGATGATAATGTGGATATAGGAAATGGCGAAAGCGTTTCTTATGCTGAAATGATAGCAGATCGTAAGGATTATGAAGAAAATACAGTTAATTCCATGCTTGCTCAACAGATTTTTGAGGAATTGAGTCCGAGAGAACAACGTATTTTTATTATGTTTTTTGTGGAAGGGAAAACACAAAGCGAAATATCCAAAGCACTTGGAATTACACAATCCTATATTTCAAGGATTATTAAAGGAATAGGAAAAATAAAAAAGAAAGGAAGAAAAGCCAAATGAGAGTTATTAGCCAGGACGGCACGATTGATTTGCCGTATGAACAGGTAATTATTCAGTGCTTTAAGAAAAATATCTACTTTCTGAATAAGAACCTTATCGGGGTAGAACAGCTTATTTGTGACAGGGTTGTTGCTAAATATTCCACGGAAGAAAAGGCAAAGAAAGCTATGGAAATGCTTAGAATTGCGTATACAGGAAGTATTGCCATGTTTCAGAACGTTGAGCCTACAGAAGAAGTTAATGAAGTATTCAAAAAATGCAATACACAGGTCATATATGCAAGCCTTGACAATCAGCCATCGGAAATTAAATTTGAGAATCATCAGAATTTTTATTTCCAGTTTCCGACAGAGGAAGAATTGGAGTAGCCTATGGAAGTTATATCATTTTTAGAATCCGTACAGAAAGGAATGGAAGATAACATTTACAACTTTTGCAAAGATGGGAAATGTAGCCAATGCGGTAACTGCTGTTCCAATCTTTTACCAATGAGCAGAAAAGAAGTAGATACCATTCGCAGATATATTCGTAAGAACCATATCAAAGAGTGTAGGCACCTGCTTCCTACTGTGAATCGACCATATGATATGACATGCCCTTTTCTTGATACGGACAAGAGTTGTGAGAAATGCAGAATCTATCCGGTACGACCGGAAATCTGCAAACAGTTCATTTGCGACAATGAGCAGAGAGCAAAGCACAATAGGACATTGTTGGGACAGACGAGACAGATTATTGATGTGAGGAGTGAGTTCTTTAATGAGACTTAAAGTTTTAGGTTCTGGTTCATCCGGTAATTGCTACATGCTGGAGAATGACAAGGAAGCTTTGATAATCGAAGCCGGGTTGCCTTTTATGGAAGTCAAGAAAGCACTGGATTTCAATGTGATGAAAATTAAGGCTGTGATTACTACCCATTTCCATATTGACCATAGTCTTTATAGCTTACAATATGTGCAAGCTGGCATTCCTGTTTTTGAACCATGCAGACCGCCGATAAAATATTCTGAAATGCGTTTTAGAAAAGGAAATTTTGACATAAGGGCATTTGAAAACCGTGATAAATCTGGAAGATGGCTACATAACAACGGAGACGGTTCAGAGTGCCCGTGCGTTGGGTTTTACATTACGCATCCAGAGATGGGAAGCCTTGTGTATGCAACAGACACGGAATACGTCAGATGGAGATTTAATGGTGTTAATCACATCATGGTGGAAGCCAACTATGATATGCAGTTTGTGAACCGAGAAGAGCCAAATTACGAACACAGATTAAGAGGTCATATGAGCTTACCAACGGCACTTGACTTTATTTCTACTAACGATAATCCGGCATTGCGAAATGTCGTTCTAATTCACTTATCAGATAAATCAGCAGATTCGGCATTATTCAAACAAAAGACAGAAGAAACAGTTAAATATGGAGCAAATGTTTATATTGCAGAAAAAGGATTAGAGGTTGATATGAACCTTTGTCCGTTCTGAAAGGAGACGGCATGAAAGTATATGAATTGATTCAGCAGTTGTCAAAGTTTAATGCAGATACAGAAGTAGAATTCCATGTTAAGGCAAAATTTGATGCCGATGTAGAAGCTGAATTTGACAGAGACGATGAGGACGATACGCAAGAAGTAACGGTAACAGTGGAATTTAATGATGATGTTGATTTCTGTGACATTGATAACAATGAAGGAAGCATCTGTCCGAATGTCACTATCAATCTTGAATACTAAAAATAGGTTGTAACACCTTGGCATTTGCCTAAAAGAAACCAATTTATGCGGTATCTGGTCTTTGGCAAGGAATTTAATATATCACAAAAAACTAAATTGAAAGCCATGAGATACCTTTGGCGGTTGCTGAAAGTGACCGCCAGAAAGGAGAATACGTGTTAATAATTGAGGATAAAGGACAGAAAGAGGGCTTGCATATCCTTAAGAATAGATATTTCAAAAGCCACGATATGGAAGTCTTGCGTGCACCATTGCCGGTCGGGGACTATATTATTGCGGATGACAAGGTGTCAGACGCGATCCATAGAAAAGCAAAACGAAATATGGAAGTTAAAAAGATGGATTTTCTCGGTACATATGCTGTTGCCGTAGATACCAAAAAAGATATGCAGGAGATCATAGGGAACATCTGTGGAAAGTCACACCCACGGTTTCGAGATGAGTGTATACTTGCACAGAATAATGGAATTAAATTATATGTTCTGATTGAAAATACAGACAAGGTGTATTCCGTCAATGATGTATTTACATGGCATAATCCACGAGTAGACCGGTATAACAATATTGCATATATGCACACGCTTGGAAAATTGCTGAATGTACCGCTACCGAAAACAAAGCCGACATCTGGCAAGGTATTGGCAAAAGCTATGCTGACTATGCAACTTAAGTATGGCGTTGAGTTCGTATTTTGTCGCCCGGAAGATGCAGGGGCAAAGGTTATTGAATTGCTTGGAGGTAGTGAAAATGGCGGGGAATAAGCGGTATTACTGGCTTAAACTGATGGATGATTTCTTTGACAGTAAACGAATCAAGAAACTCCGTAAGATGGCTGGCGGTGATACATACACGATCATATACCTTAAGATGCAGTTGTTGTCGTTGAAAAAGGGCGGCTACTTAGAGTATTCCGGCTTGGAAGATGAATTTTACAAAGAGATTGCTTTGGATATTGATGAGGACGAAATCAATGTTCAAGTAACGATTCAGTATCTTCTTTCCTGCGGATTGCTTGAAACATCCGATTCTATTGAGTACAAGTTACCATTTGTGCAAGATAACCTAGGAAGTGAGACTGCAAGTACCCGCAGAAGTCGGAAATCTAGGGGAAATGCACAAAAAGCGTTGCAACGCAACAGTGATGAAGCAGATCGCAACAATTTGCAACAAAAATGCAATGTAGAGATAGAGAAAGATATAGAGATAGATAACGAAACAAAAACACCCCCTGTATCCCCCGTGGAACGGTTTTCGGATTTCGCCACAGCCTATCCGAAACGGTGTACTGGCTATCTTGTTGAAACAGAATACTGCAATGCGGTACTGGCTGGTGTACCGGAAGAGGATCTGGTACTGGCAGCGCAGAATTACGCGGATGCATGCAGGCGGGAAAAAACAGCAGAGCGGTATATTAAAAAGCCGGAGAACTGGCTTCGCGAGAATTTATTTATGCAATACCTGAAAGGAGAGGACCATGGATCAACTGGAAGAAATACTGGAACGCATGAGAAATCACTCAACGAACTCATGCAAGAACGCGGAGACACCGGAGAGTTCCAGGGATTCTGATGTGTGTCCGATCTGCAACGGGGATGAATGGATACTGGTAGAAAAGGACGGTATTGAGCGGGCAGTGCCATGTAAATGTCGTGAGCGTGCGGTAATGTCAAGGCGGTTACGGTTTGCGGATGTACCGGAGGCATTCCGTGGAATGGATTTGAAAACATTTCGGATGGATGTGTACCGGAATCCGGACAGCAAAAAGAAAGTATCAGATGCCTGTAAGATCATAAAAGTGTATCTGGATGATTTCGAGAACCAAAAAGAACAAGGTATGGGACTTTTTATCTGGTCCCGAACTAAGGGTAGCGGAAAAACCCGGATTGCTGCAGGGATCGCCAATGAACTTATGAAAAGTTACGCAGTCAAATTTGCGGTATCGCTGACCATTTTGCAGGAGATCAAGAATACATGGCGAAAGGATGCAGAATACAGCGAGAGCCGCTTGCTGGATGCACTTAGTACCGCAGATGTGTTGATTATTGACGATTTTGGTGTGGAACGTCCGGCAGACTGGATCAACGACAAACTGTATCAGATCATCAATGAGCGTTATATAAACCGGAAAGTAACGATTTTTACAAGTAATGAGTCGCTGGAAACATTGCAGTATGATGATCGAATCACGAACCGGATTAAGGAACGGACGTACCAGATCGCATTTCCGGAAGAGTCGGTGCGGGACCATATCGCAGAGCGACACAGGGAAGAAATGATTCAAAAAGTGATGGGAGGACGGAACAATGGGTAAAAGAAAAGGAAAAAGCATGTATTCGCCGTACCGGGATGAGATTATAAAAGCATTGGATAAGGGGATGACGGTTAAAGAGATTTTCCGCGAGATTATCTATCCGGCTTTTAATGGTGGCTGTGAGTATGGTGGATTTGTTTATTACATTAATACAAACGATTTGCGGAATGCCACAGATAATGATGGGTACGAGGTAGCACCAGAGTGTAGTAAATGCGAAAGCCGGGGAATGATGAAACGAGTTGACGAGGATATGAAAGCGTTATGTTACTGCCGTAGGGAAGAAAGAGAGATATGCAGACTGATTAAGAACTCCCCGCGCTGGTGTCCAAAGAGAGATCAAAAGAGACAGGGGGAGATATAAAGTGCATAGAGACACCAAAGAACGTAATAGAGCCATTAAATCGCTGACGGACAAGCGAACGAGAATACCGAAGCATCCAAACCCGGATGCATTGAGAGATTTTAAGGAAGTGCCGTATCAGTTGCGGTACGGGAAGGAGAAGAAGGATGCTGAATAGAGAGAAATATGCAAAAGAGATTTTAAATATTGCCTGCGAGGGACATAGAATTGCTATGATCGATGGAAAGCTGAGACAGTGCAGTGGTGCATCATGTAGCAAGTGTGATTTCAACAGTAATATTAATTGCAGAAAAAATGTTAACGAATGGGCGAACAGTGAATATGTCGAACCACAGGTTGATTGGAGCAAGGTTCCAGTTGATACACCGATTTTGGTTAGACCAACTGAAGAACACGCCTGGATTCATAGATATTTTGCAAAATACGAAAATGGATCAGTGTATGCATGGGAACAGGGTGCAACATCTTGGAGTGTTGAAAGGCCGGCATATGTATGCGATTGGAAATATGCAAAACTTGCAGAAAGCGAGGATCAGAATGTCGATAAACAGGATTAAAAACCGGATATCTGAGGCAGCAACAGAAGCCTGCGGGTATTCTCCACTAACAAAAGTGGTTTCGGAGGAAGAAATAAACAGGATTCTGGCAGAGGAAGAAAAGACTGGTGGGTGGATTCCGGTAACAGAGAGACTGCCGGAGGATGATAAATATATCATGATTTCATTTGAAAATTCTACATTGCCGGACATTGGCAGATATGAAGCTGATAAGGACGGAAACGGTGCATTTTATCCGGGGGACGATGAGAAAAGTTATGTGGAATACGATTTGTTCGTGAATGCTTGGATGCCACTGCCGGAGCCGTACAGGGAAAGCGAGGAAAGTCATGATTGAGTGTATAAGAACTGCGGCACGGGATAGCAAAACGGAACGCATTAAAGTTTCCTGCTTAGATATTATCGTAACAATGATAGGAAAAAAGCCATATTACGAAATCAAGTACAAGGAAATCGGAGAGGACTATTATCATGTTGGCTACAGTTCCTATAAGCTAGAAAATGTTTTAGCTTGGAAGGATGAGTGCTTTGAGATTGTGAAAGAATGCAGACCGCAGACCAATGCAGACCGGATCCGGAGCATGACGGATGAAGAACTTTTAGATTTCCTTTGCTCAATCGAAACATATGAGCAGGGGAGCGTAAAGACCATTGAGGGCGGTGTAGCAATGTGTTCTGTTACAGAGGTGGAACAATGGCTTAAGGCAGAAAGTGAGGGATAGCATGAAGAGATTAACATATGTGGCAGAGAATGGAGAAGTTTTATTTCATCCAGCAGATTTACCGGATGATGAGGGAATTACCATTACCCAGCTTGCGAAAGATGGAAGATACAAAGCCCTGGAAGAGATTGCGGAAAGACTTGCAAATAGAGAGCAAGCCGAAGAGCAGGGATTACTTCTGCGGTTGCCGTGCAAGGTTGGAGATACTTTGTATCGGGTAAATAAAGGAGCGAAAGAGCCAGTTATTATGATGCGCGTTATCCAGTTATATATCAAGCAGATTCATAAAGACAGAACTGTTATGAGAATTGATGTTATAAATGACGCTGATATGGGTGAGAGTTGCTATTTACAGTGCGACATTGGCGAAAGGATATTCCTTACCAGAGAGGAAGCCGAAGCCAAGCTGAAAGAAATGGAGGGGGAAAGTGATGTACTGTGATGGAAGATGTCAGTATTTAAACGAACGTAAACATAAATGTGAGTTGACCGGAGAAAAATTGACTTACATGAAGCAGACCGGAAGTATTTCATTTTCCGTGCATGAACATAGAGGATTTTGCAAAGGAAAAAAGGTGGAACGTGATGGGAGACGTAGTTAAACATATACCGAAAGATGATCTGTGCCCGTTCTGTAAAAAAAAGGAATCAACTTTGCTGTGCGACATGCCTGTAAATACAGTTATTACACATGCACGGGGAAGCGGATTTAAAAGTTATACCATGACCTGTGATAAGAAAATCTGCACGGAATGCACCACAAGAGTGAACGGGTTTGATTTCTGCCCGGATTGTGTGAAGAGGATCAAGATAACACCGAAGGGAGTGAAAGAGTGATGGAGAATAGATTTTTATCCCGTGGAAAGCGGATTGATAATGGCGAATGGATACAAGGATATTTATATGGTATCTGGGAGAGAAGATATATCCTATGGGGAATGATCAATGATATCCCGAACATGGCCGAAGTAGACCCAGAAACCGTCTGCCAGTGCACCGCAATGCCTGATAAGAACGGTAAGCTGATTTTTGAGAATGATATTCTTTCAGGGCATATCGACGTTGAGTTTCCAGAAGATGAGACGAGAAAGCGTGTCGTGTGGCATGAAAACGGATGGTGTACGAATGAGCCGGGCTGTGATGACTACGAGGAACTGGATGATTTTGATTCAGAGAATTTTGAAGTGATCGGCAACATGATTGATAATCCGGAACTGTTGGAGGTGTAAACATGACGGAGAATGAAGCAATTGAAGAATTAAAATATGATTGTAACGAACTTGGAAAAGCGATTCCGTGTGATACATCATGGGGGAAATCTTTTGAAAATGCTTATGCAATGGCAATAAACGCACTGGAAGAGGTACAGAAATACCGGAAAATCGAAAAAGACTTAAAAGAACGTTATCATGCCAACGTAGATATTCCGCTTTTGATGCACCACTTTATCGAAACGGTGTTTGAAGGGGAGAAGCATGAGGGATTTTGCCTTTTAACAAACGAGGATGCTAAGGTGTGGGAAGAATATAAGGCGATCGGCACACCGGAAGAATGCCGGACGGCGGTGGAGAAGTAGACAGCGAAGAAAGTGAAATCAATATCCCAGGTAAAAGACGGAGACAGCTATGTCGGTCTTATAGTGAGATGTCCTTGCTGTGGAGACATATTGGAAGAGGATACCGTATATTGTGATTGCGGTCAGAGATTAGATTGGGGGGATGAAGAATGAACGAAAAATTGAAGCCATGCCCGTTCTGTGGCGGGAAAGCTGTAATCGAAGTTATTGAGCCACATAGGCACATCATTTGCAAGATGCCAGTGTATACAGGAGGAGCATTTATTGAATGCACGGAGTGTGGAGGAGCCATTAGCGGAGAAACGGGAACAGAAGCGACTAAAAAGTGGAACAGGAGGGCAAACGATGAGATTGATTGATGCAGATGCACTAAAGAAAGATTTAAAATCGGTTACTTTAAGCAATGGAACTTTAGTAAATACAAATGCAGTATTGTATTTACTAGAAGAATATCCGACGGCTTATGATGTAGACAAGGTTGTGGAACAGTTGGGAAAATTAAAGAAAGCAGAGCAGGACAGACCAGATGATTGCGACGAGGACGGATGCGGAGACGGCGAACAAATCTACGATGACGGGAGAAGCCAGGGAAAATTTGAAGCATTTGGAAAAGCAATCGAGATCGTGAAAGGCGGTGGAGTAGATTGATAAGCACAGAATTATGCAAAATGTGTATGGAGTATTCGACTACTGAAAAATGTGAGTACAAAAATACTTGTGAATTGCAAAAGATTTTGTCGGAAAATAAAGATCTGAAAGCAAAAAATAAAGAACTTCGCGCAAAGATTGAAGAGTTAGAAATGGAAAGATCATGGCGTAATTCTCCAGAGATGATGGGAAAGTAGGTGGAGTAGATGGCTAAAGCAGTATTGTTTATGGATAATCCGGAAAGATGTGCTGATTGTCCATTGAGGAATAGTGAAAAAACTAGCTATGTGTGTTGTTACTTGACACTAAAAAACATATCATCGACTGATTATTATGACAAAAAGCCGGATTGGTGTCCACTTCGGGAACTGCCAGAGAAGATACCAGAGTTGAAATCTGGTTATGAAGATCTCAGCACATCAATACGTCGGGTGGGTTGGAATGCCTGCTTGGATGAAATTTTAAACTAAATTGAAAGGAGTGAGAGGTTTGCTGGCCAGCGTGAAAGAGCTCTTTACTCCGAGAAGAAAATGGAATCAGTAAAAGAAAGAATGGATAGGATTGGCGCTTATGCGAAAATCGCTTCATTTATGCAAAAAGAAAAGCAGGATTACAGCTTTAAAAGAAAATACGCACAGATCAGAGCGGAAGAGTTTGCCAATGAGTGTGATGGTAGAGGACTGAATTACCATGTATCAGTTGGCGGACTGGACAGCATTGTTTTATACCTGTTCCTGCATGAGGTGTGCAATATCAATGCACCGGGCGTTAGCGCTTCGTCACTAGAAGATAAATCAATTCAGAAAGTACATAAGGCTCTTGGAATTATTAATGTACCGCCATTAAAAAGGGATGATGGTACTTATTGGACGAAGCCAAAAGTTATACAGGAATTCGGGTTTCCAGTCATATCTAAGGAGATCGCAGGGAAAATTGAGTTGCTGCAGAATCCAACAGAAAAGAATAAGACCGTCAGACACGCGATCATAACGGGAGAGACTGGGGAATATGGTGGTTGGCAGAAGGATTCAAAAATGCAGCTCAATCAGCGGTGGTTAAAGCTGTTCGGTGGATATGAAAACGAAACAGAAGGATGCGACTTCCAGAAGCCGGATTTCTTGGTATCAGCGAAATGCTGTTACTACCTCAAAGAAAAGAACTGCGACGATTGGGGCAAGGCACATAAAAGTGTACCGTATTTAGGTTTAATGGCATCCGAAGGCGGCAGACGTGCCAGGAGCCTGCGGATGAATGGGTGCAACTATTTTGGAGCATCCACGATCAGATCAGCACCATTTGCGATATTCCACCGACAGGATATTTTAACACTTGCCTTGGAGATGGATGATCTCTGGAAGAACGGATTAAAAGAGAAGTATCGTGCTGCTGGAATCAAGGATGGGATAATAACAGAAGATTTTCAGATGCCGGAATCTTTGATACCGGAGATCTACGGAACGATTGAGAAAAAGCCAGATGGGACGCTTTACACAACTAAGGCTCAGCGTACCGGATGCAGTATGTGCGGGTTTGGAATCCACATGGAAAAGAGACCACATCGGTTTGATCTGTTGCATGAGAGCAATCCCAAAGAGTGGGATTATCTGATGTTCCACATGTGCAAGGATAAAGATGGGAATGATTATGGATGGGCGAAAGTCTTAGACTACATTGGAGTTGGATGGGATCCGTCCACGGTCGGCGGAAATTGCAAAGGGCAGATTTCGCTTCCATTAGATCGGATGGTGTAAATATATAAAAAGCACCTAATTGCTTAGGTGCGTTATGTTCAATAGTGGGATTCGAACCCACGACCATGCCTTTATAGGAGGCACGCTCTATCCACTGAGCTATATTGCTAAATATTTTAGGACTATATATTAGCATAATTATTCGAAAATTACAAGAGACATTTAGAAAGGAGCCGAACCTCCGGCCGGGGCAACGATATATCGGGTTCCTTTTGAAGAAAATGATACATGGAGAATTGATAGTTGACAATTTTGCCGGTGGAGGCGGCGCTTCCACTGGTATAGAAATGGCAACCGGCTATAGTGTAGATATAGCCATCAACCATGACCCAGAAGCTATCAAGATGCACAAGGCGAACCATCCGAATACGAAGCATTACTGTGAAAACGTGTGGGCGGTTGATCCGGTCAAAGCGTGCAACGGGCATCCAGTCGGACTTGCCTGGTTCTCACCGGATTGCAAGCACTTTAGCAAGGCGAAAGGCGGAAAACCAAAGGATAAGAATATCCGTGGTCTTGCTTGGGTAGCATTACGCTGGGCAGGACTTGTAAGGCCGAGGGTTATCATGTTGGAGAATGTGGAAGAGTTCAAAACATGGGGGCCGTTAAACAGACGGCATCATCCGATTAGGGCAAAACAAGGCAAGACATTTGAGAGGTTTGTGCAGCAACTTCGGGAGCTTGGCTATGAAGTGGAGTTCCGCGAGCTGATTGCCGCCGATTATGGTGCACCGACCATGCGAAAGAGATTTTTCATGATCGCCCGGTGTGATGGCAAGCCGATCGTCTGGCCAGAGCCGACACACGCACCCGCGGACAGTGAGAAAGTAAAAGCCGGATTACTGGAACCTTATGTTGGAGCGTATACACAGATCGATTTCAGCCGCCCTTGTCCAAGCATTTTTGACACTTCCGAAGAAATCAAAGAAAAATACGGCATCCGGGCGGTACGTCCACTTGCATCAAAGACGCTGGATAGGATTGCCAGAGGATTTATAAAATTCGTTTTGAATAATCCAGAGCCTTTTATCATTCAGTGTAATCATGGCGGTGAGCGTAGACCGAATGATATCAGAGAGCCTATGCCAACCATTACTGGAAAGCATGGGTATGGGATTGTGGAACCGGTGCTTGTACCATATATGGGGACAAATACGACAAATCATCCGGGTGGAAATTGCAAAGATCCGATACATACGATCACTACAGGAAACCAGCAGTGTTTGATTAGCCCTACATTGATCCAGTATCATTCCGAGACAGCACAGGGAGAAGTCCGGGGGCAGACCATTAAAGATCCGATCATGACCGTGGATGGTTCGAACAGATACGGACTGGTTACATCATTCTTGAGCAAATTTTATAAGAGCGGCACAGGGCAGGATCTGCGCGAGCCGTTACACACCATTACTACATCACCGGGGCACTTCGGGGAAGTCAGAGCGTTTTTGATTAAATACTACGGCGATGCCACAGGACAGGATATAGAGCAACCACTTGATACGGTTACGACCAAAGACAGATTCGGACTGGTGACAATCAAGGGCGTGGATTATCAGATCGTGGATATCGGACTGCGGATGCTAGAGCCAAGGGAGTTATATGGATGTCAAGGATTCCCGGATGATTACATAATCGACCATGATTATACCGGCAAGACGTATCCACGGAGCGAACAGGTGCGCCGATGCGGTAATGCTGTGTGTCCACCGATACCTGCAGCATTAGTCAGAGCAAATTTGCCAGAATTGTGTGTTGCAGAGCGGATGCCAAATATGCAGATAGAAGCAGAGCAGACAGGACAGCTCCGGTTTGCGTAAACCTTAAATTTTTCGGAGGTGTTGCCATGAATTTATTTGAAAAAGTAAAATGCAAAGGCTTTTATAAGCCATTTAAAGACGGAAGATGGCTGTATCTCGACAGGAAAACATTAACTGCTGATGCAATGGACAATAATCTGGCAGATGGAAACAATGATGGCACTGTCGAAAAGAACGTTGAATATATTGAGAAAACCTATTTCAAACACGTTGACAGGAATTTTATAGGTGTAATTGTTGGATATAAGGATATTGTTATCAAAGGTTATCTTGATGCAGTCTATCAAGACGAATGTGATGTAGGTATCGGAGTCATTCCAGAAGCGTTTTATGTATCGAAAAGAGCAAAAGAAACGGTAAAATGTGCTGTTGTTTATTATGCGAACAATTTAAAACATTATGTTCCATTGGAAGATTTGGAGGCGCTGCCATGATACAGACAGCAGAAGATAAAGTGAAAGAGTACTGCCAGTGCATCCGCAGAGAAATAGAACACTGGAAAGTTATCAATCAGAACGGGTGTAATGATCCGTTCTGGTCGGATGGATGCAATATGAATCTGACACGGAATCATATCATTTATTATCAGTCAAAGATCCACGAGGCCTGCACAGAAAATCAGTTGCCATTGCCAGATGAATATTATTTATCCCTACCGCCGGAAGTGGATAATAATTATATGGCAAATCTTAAGCAAAAACCACGGGTGGAGAGATTGCGTCAGATGGGAAGAATCACAACCGGACGTGTTTACCAGTACGATGAGAACCAGATGAGTTTATTTTAGAACCAGATAACAAAACCAAGCAATCATCATACCACCTTCTGCAGTAGTATGTGCGGCGGGTGGGAGATGATGCGGAAAGAGAGGGAAAATAATGTGTAATTGTATGAATGAAATGGAAGAGAAGATGAAAGAGTTGGTTGACGCTGAAAGCGTGGAAGCACCTGTGGAACTTTTGACAGGCAAAGCATATTTAGAGTTTACAGTAAAGAAAAAAGGCAAGAAAAAAGAGGAAAAAATGCCGTTATTGTTGTCACAGTGTCCGTTTTGCGGCGAACCGTATGATTGATGAACACAGAAAGAGAGGATCACAGATGGATTGGAATTATGACATGGACAGTTGCCCGTTAGATGCAAAGGTTTTCTTACTGTCGGCAAACGACAATTTACTTTTGCCACAGCGTGAATTTGTTGGCACTCTTACACGCAAGGGACATTCCGTTAGAAGAGGTAAGTGCTTTAGTGGAGATCCAGAGTATTTTTATAGAAGCAAAATTGTTGCGTGGAAGAAATATAATGCAGAAAGAGAGGAATAATTGCATGAAGTATACGGTAGAACTGACAGAAAACGGACTTAATGAAACATTGGAATTGAATGGAATAACTTACAGAAAAGAATGGACAAGGTTGGAAAATGGTTTACTTCAGTGCTCACAGAAAGATTTCTCGGAGCAGATGAGAGAGAATGGACATGATGGAGACCTTATAGAGAGAGTAGCAGAAGTATTTGACAGCTTTTTGGCAGGAGACGTAGATGATATCAGGGATTGTTATGATTAA